GCGCCCGGCACGCACCTCGAGCTTGGGGAACTTGGCCTTCAACTGCTTGGCCACTTCCTTGAAGGTCTCATCGTCCTTCGGGTCAAAGCCTTCCTTGTTGACCAGGTTGACGTAGATCGTATTGGCCGCAGCCTTCTCGACCTCGAACTCCGGATCGTCCCACCACTCCTCGTTCGCCCGAATGAAGCGGCTGCCGGCAACCGTCGGGCCCTTGTTCTGTTGCTGCTGCGTCCCCTGTTGCTGGCGCTGCTGACCACCGTCGCCGGCGGCCGCGGTCTCACGCGTCGTCTGTCCGGCAGCAGCAGCCTTCTTGGCCCAGAACTGGGCATCGAGCCGTGAGATCTGCGCCTGCAGTTCGGCGGACTCCTTGGAGTCGCCCTTCTCGTACGCGGCAGCGAGCTTGTCCTTCAAGACATTGATGGCCGTCTCGTGCGCCCGGTCGGCGGCATCGTCGCCACCGCCGCGATCGACTTGCACGCGGTCGAGTTTCGCTTGCAGTTCGGAGATCTGCCGCTGGTGCTCGGCATCCCGGGCCGCCTGCCGCTGCTCGAACTGCTTCTCGAGATTGCGCTCGAGGCGCCCCATCCGTTTGAAGAGTTCCTTCTCCGCCTTGGTTCGTGGCCGATCGCCATCGGCGTCGTCTCGAACACCCTGGCCGATGTCGGCGGGCTTGCGGCGGGTCACAGCTTTCGAGGGATCGGCGGCGTTCATGTCGACGCTGATCTCTCTCTCAGAGGCACTGGACCCCTGGTTTTCTTTGGGCATTTACGCTCCTGAGCGCGCGGATAGGGCTTCGTCGAACGCGAATGTAGACTTCCGTCGACGCGTTGGACATGTCAGGAACTGGCTTGAAGTGGAGCAGAGTGGGAGGAAGTGGGGAGGTGAACCCCCCTGATCGGGGGGATTGCTGCCTTTCCTACTGATGCCCCGAAGGGCGCGCGTGTACGGGGGCGGTGGTCCTCTGTTCCATGGCCCGGTTGGCTTGCCGGCCGGGTTTGAGGATTCAAAACAGGGGCCGCCCCCTTTTGGTGTATGCGTTTGAGAAGAGCGGGGCGCGCGCCTTACATCTCAGTCGTCGCCCCGCCGGCATGGCCCTCACCAGTCCCATGCGACCGCCGGCGCGCGTAGCCTAGGTCGCGGCCGAATCAAGTGATCTCTCTAGCCTCAAAAATTCGTGGGTGCATCACCAGACCATGGAGTCCCGCGTCGATGGACCAACGCAGAATATTGAGGCCCGGCTGCACCAGGTGCGGTTCTTTCTATGTCGGGTGACTCACACCTATACCCCGTCCGGATACGGCCAGTGCACTACTCTGGCGGGGACCCGGTACCCCGTTCACGCTAGTGCGCGAAGGTCATCACTTGTCGTGAGGCCGATTCTAATCCCTCAGATGTAGAACTTCCAGGCGTAGGGGTCGTCGGTGACGCCTAAAGTTTCGGTGAGCTTCATCGCCTTGATGATCTGACCGGTCTCGCGCAGCACGAGCTCCTGGCCGACGTGTTTCTGGTAAACGACGTACTTGCCGATCAGTTCCTCGGGCGTGCGGATGCTGCGCGTGTAGTTGTCCAGTTTGACGCCACCCGTGGTCTGCCCTTCCATGCAAGCGGGCCCGACTTTGAGGATTCGCCCCACCGTCATCTGGTATGCCTCGGCTTCCATGGAAACGTCGACCACTTCGATACCGCCGTCGCTCTTGTTGCGCGGCTGCAGCGGCTCGACGACGATCATCCAATAGGCGGGCTCGAACGGGAAGCCGGCGGTCAAGAGGTCAGGCGGCGGCTTATCGGCCTGCATGGCCGCGCGCGCGGCGGCCTCGACCAGGGCATTCGTGGCGGCCGCGCGCGCTTTCGCCACCGCCTGCGTGGCCGGATTAGGCGTATTTGCTGGCTGGGGGCCGAGTGGGCGGGTTGAGTTCATCATCGTCTTGTCCTCCGGTCATACTCTTGATTTGGGCACTGATCTTATCGACGGTGTCGGCGAGCTCCTTGCAGCGACCGACATGCTCGCGGTAACTGTCGATCTCGACACCCCGGGCCATCTTCTCCATGAGTTCGCCGCGCCGCGTGCGCAGCATGATGCGCAGCGAGTCCAAGGCTTCGTAGGCGTCAGTCATTGGAGAGATTCTCGACGTCTGTCTTGAGCCGGGCCCACCAATCGGCCGGCAACGCCGGGGAGGTGCCCAGGCGCAGCGACACCGTCGGCACCGCGTCGTAGCTCGTGGTCGGGCGCTTGCGCCACCAGATGTAGCCGCCACCGAGCTCTTTCAGGCGTTCGGTGACCCGGTCGACGACCGCGCGGGCGCGCGCCTGGTCGTGCACCCGGAAGTTGTGATACAGGATCCGCAGCACCAAACGCGACGCTTCCGGATGGCCCTCGGGCTCAATCTCGCCGTTGGGCGTCGACCAGTAATCGAGCGGGATCTCGAAGAAGGCCATCGGCGGCCCGTCGATCTCCATGATGGTGGGCTCATACCGCGCCGGGTCCTGGTAGCGCTTGTTCACGCGGGCAGATACTTCGTGCCGGCAATCAGGCGCTGTTCCTGCTCGCGCAGAATCTTGTATTCCTCCTCGAGCGTGCGCCCGAGGCGTGGCAGACCCTCTCGGAAGCGGCGGTCATAGTCGCCCACCGCCCAGTAGTTGTACCAGCCAAAGGCCGGATGAGAGGGCTTCGCGAACGCCACATTCTGGCGCGGTCGCCCGCTGCGTCCCGCCTCGTAACCCGAGTACTGCTGGTAGGCAACGCGCGTGCGCTCACCCTCCATCGCGTAGAAATCACGCTCGGCGCTCTGGAAGGTTTGCGCCAGATCAAGTGCGGACTCGCCGTCAGTCGACAGGCCGAGCACGATGTCCTGGAAACGCTGATTCGCCTGGGCGACCGTGATCTTGTAGTACTCGAGCCATTCGGCAACCTGGGGCACAGTCGGAATCCATATCTGCCCCAGTTGCGGCAGCGGCAGTGCCTTGACTACCTCACCCGCAACGGCGATCGGTAGCGCGGCAGCCGCGGCGATCGAGACGGTCATCTGTAGGAACTGCCGGCGGTTCATTTGGCCGTCACACGGGTCGGCAGTTTCGAAAGATCGTGGCCTTTGTCGGCTTGGACGAATTCGTGGGCTACCGATGGCTTGGCCTGGACGCCTTCGCGCTTGGCGGCCTCCGGGTTGTGCTCCACCCATTCCCAGAAGCGGTGCTCCTTCATTGAACGAGATGGCATCACGGCTTCTCCTCGAACAACAGCGGATATTCGGTCGGCAAGCGCTCGTACTCTTCCATGAAGGTCTTGACGGCAGCGCCCGGGAAGACCGGCACGCGCTGGCCACAATCGCAACTGCTGTATGTGTGCCAGGTGCGCCCGTGGATGACCTCGAGGTTGCACACCGTGATGGGATGGCCGCGCAGCCAGCAACGGAGACGCCTCAGCATCCGCAGCTCCCGTAGCTCTTGCCGTTGGCTTCGAGCCACCACTCGAGCGGCGTGGTTGCGTCGAGCACCAGATTGACGAAGGGCGCGAACGGGTTTTCGGCTGTGACCGCGCCCAGGCGCTTCAAGAGATACATGGTCGACAACTGCTCACGTGGGTGGACGTGCAGCGTGTAGATGAACGAGGGGCCCAGGCGTAGCGCGCATTCGGTGAGGCTCAATTCGGTGCAGGTGCAGGCCGGTCCGAAGCCTTTGTAGCGCTCGGTGCACTGACAATGCGTGAGGAAAAACCGGCAATCCGGGCAACGGGCTCGATCGTCGATGGCGGACTGGCTGGACACTGCGGCTCCCAGAGAGGCGAGCCGCATCATATGCCAGTCGCAGGCGCGCGTGCTAGATGGTGTGCTTGGCGATCGTCTCGCGCTCGCCGTGGCCGATCACATGCTTCGCGGGTACGGAGCGCTCGCGGCCCATCGCGGCCTGCTCGTTTTCTTCGCGCTCGGGTTCCATCGCCTCCTTGCGATTCGCCTTCGAGCTCGCCATGTCCGACTCGCCCTCGGCGCTCTTGACGCCGATCTTGCCGCCATCGCCGATCACATGGTCGGCCTCGACGGTCTCGTGCATGATGCCGCGCCCGCCACGCACCTCGTGGTGCTCGCCCTCGCCGGCGTCTTCCTGTTCGCGCTGCGCGCGCCCCTGGGTCGACCGGGTACCGCTCGGGCTGCGCGCCATGCTCGAACCCTCATCGTCCTTCCCGCCGATCGGCTCATCGTGTTCTTTCGACACGTGCTCCTCGACGTTCTTCTCCTGGTCGCGGCGTGCCGCGGTACCGGAGCGGGCCATGCTCGAGCCCAAGCCGCGCTCCACTTCCTTATGCTCGTCCTCTCGCTTGATCGTCATGTCTGCTCGCCCTCTTCGTCATCGGTGGATGGGCCTGCGCCCGGGGGACCCATCGACGGACCCGCGCCCATTTGCGGGCCGGCTCCCATGGGTGGCGCCATCGGCGCCGGCTGTGGTGGTTCGGCCGGCATCTGGGATGGCCCGGCGCCGCCGTGCATTGCGCCTTCCGGGCGCCCGGGCTGCGCGTGCAAGCGGTTCAACCGCTCGTGCGGGGTACCTGGATCGGCGCCGCGCGCCGGCCCGTGGGCCTTGTGGCCGTGTTTGGTCTTGGCTGTCATTGCTGTCCTCCTCCGTCATCGGTTGCGGGGCCCTCGCCCGTGTTCTGATAGTCCATGGACGGCGGCCCGGCGCTCGGTCCCTCACCCTTGGGCGGTGTCTCGATCGGCTGCGGATACTGCGCATCATCGCGATTGCGATGCTGCGGCAATTCGCCGGCAGCCTCCTCATTGTCGTCCGTCTCGTTCATCGAGAGCGGCGCACCCTCGGGTCGCCCCGGCCGGCGATGGTCCTTGAGCAGCTGCTCCTGGGTCGAACCCTCGTCGGCGCCGCGGGTCGGCTCCCCGCCGTAGTAGCCGTGCTTGAGCTTGGCGGTCATTTGAGGTTGCCGGCGCGTAGGTGTTCGCGCAGCAGGTTCGCGAGGAGTATCACATGGTCGACGTTCGTCAATTCAACGGCGGGAGACTCGTTCTCCAGGTAGAAGGCTGGATCCTTGAGCCACAGCGTCACCTCCTGCAGGGTGGCACGCACCTGGTTCACGTCCAGGGGATTGTGGCAGAGAAAGATCTTGCGGCCTTCGCTGTCGACGGCCGCGTGCACGGCGATCGCAGCGTCCTCGAGCGCCTGGCTGTGCTGGATGTGCGGAACAGGGCGACGCAGCGGATTCGTTTCGTTCATTGGCCACTCCGGAGCCCTTCCTCGAGCGCCTGCTCGCGGTAGAAGCTCTCATTTTGGCCGCCAGCATAGAGCCGAGCGAGCACCGCGGCAACGCCGGAGAACGGCAGGTCGAGTTCCTGGGCGGCGTTCGCGAAATGCCGCGGGCTGATGTCCGACGTCCCTGCTTTGAGCTTCTGCCGGAGGAAACCGCGGGCGTTGCGAACATCGGAGGCGGGCGCTGTCATTTGACGCTCCCGCCCATATGACTGTCGGCTTCCGCTTCCTCGGCCGCGGCGGCTTGTGCGGTCTCATCCGCCTGCTTCAGACTTTGCTGATGCGAGGCTTCACCCTGCTCGAGCTGAGTCTCATGCTGTTCCTTCCCCTGATCGAGGCCCTGCTCGTGCGCCTCCTGACTCTGCTCCAGCGACTGTTCGTGCGACTGGACTAATTTCGCCTGCTCGAGGTTGTGCTGGTCCGTTGCGTGCGTAAGCCCTTGTTCGTGCTGCTGCTCGCCCTGGACTAATTTCTGCACGTGGCCGGCTTCTTTGTGCCGCAAGTCGACGTGCGCTTTGACCCCGCCGCGGATGGCATCGGTCGCCGCACTCGTATCGATGCGCGCTTCCTGATTGTTGAGCGCCTGATCCTTGCGCCGCTCTTCGTTGTCGAATGCGATCTGCTTGCGCTTCTCCTCGGCCTGGAACTTCTGCTCGTTCTGGTCGATGGTGGCCTGGCTCGCTTTGGCGGCGAATTCCAATTTCTGCTGCGCCGCCTGCTGTTCGGCGGACGGGGTGCCGGGCTTAGGCGGCGGATGCGGCAGTTGCGAGATGATCTGCGCCACCCGGTTCGAGATCTGCTGTTCGGTCTGCGGGTCGAGGCCCTGAGGGTTGCCGTCGGCGTCGAAGTTCACCTGCAGGCCCGCAGCGGCCATCACCTGCTTGTAATAGGCTTTCGCCATGTGATCGCGGATGTGCGCCTGCATCGCCGGCTGGATGACCTTCTCGAAGACGTCCGGCGGGTAGAGACTCGAGGCGCGCTGCAGCCCGTCCTGGTGAATCGCGATATGCGCCTTGTCGTCCTGGGTCGGGTACACCTTGACCGGCACGCCGGCGAAGATGTTGGCATTCTCGCCCACGGCATCCAAATACGGCGGCGTCTTCGCGACCGGGCCGATGGCGTCCAGATTCGGCACCTTGAGTGCCACCAGCATGCGGCGGTGCGCCTCGGCGCGGTGCGGCGGCGGGTAGAGGTCGGGGGCCTTCTCCTGGAGCTCGAGCACGGCCTGGGCGCGCATCACGCGCTGGGTGTCCGAGCTCACCGCCGGGTCGGTCACGCAGATGACATCGACGCCGGGCGCGAAGTCGGACTTGAGGAGGAACTGCTCCTCGTCGCCGATCTTGTAGTCGTAGCGGTCCGGCATGAAGTCTTCCATCAGCTCGCAGAGCATTTGCAGCTCTTGGCTCATGGAGACGTGCAGGCGTTTGTGGATCGCATTGATCGGCTTTTGCGCCTGGTCGATCAGCGCGACCGTGGTGCCGACCGGCCCGGTGTTGTTGCCATCGCCCACCGCGGCATCCGTCGTGCCGCAGAAACGCTGGCCGGCGTCGACCAAGGCGCCCAGCAACTGGAAGAGCGCGGGACTCGGTTCCTTGAACGGCGGCGTGAAGAACGACTTGGCGAGATCCTCGCCCGAGGAGTCCACCTGCTTCCAGACGCCGAACTCGAGCCGGAACTCGCCGGCGAGCTTCGCCTCCTTGCTGACGAACCCGCCCTGGAAGTTCGCGGCCAGCGCAGCATCGAGCAGGCTGTTGACGGCACCGGAGGCGGCCATCCCTAAACTGCCGATCACATGCGGATAGCCCCAGCCATAGAACCCTAAGCCGGGCAGGAACTGGTGATGGGCGAACCAGATGCGCTTCTTGTAGTCCGAGTCCTTCTTGCGCCAATTGCGCCGCACCATCAGGACTTCGTCGTTCGAGGCGTCCAAGACCACGAGGTACGGGCGGCGCCCGATATCGCCCTCCGGCAATTTGCGCATCCCATCGCCCAAGCGATCGCAGTCGAGCTGCAGGTCGACGTGGTACTCGAGCATCTCGTACAGACGGTCCGTGTCGTGCATCGACACCTGGCGCTGGTCCGAGATGTCCGCCGCCTGGTCGTGCTCGGCCTGGCCGACGGCAGGTTGTGGCAGGTAGATGTCCAGGAACATGCCGATCTGCATCGACTTGTCGATGTCCTCGCCGGTCATCGTGAACTTCCACGCATAGCGCGGCATGGACTTGAGATCCGTGCCGGCGTAGGGAGCCACGAACTGGGTGCCTTTCACGTAGCGCAGGATCGGCAGGCCGGTCGTGAAGTCCTGACTCGCCCGGCGCATGGCGCTGCCGCCCATGGGCAGGTACATCGTCATCTTGTCCGTGTCGTTGAAGTAGCCCTCGTCGACGTCGGTCAGGTAGTGGTTGACGAAGGTGCGGATGCGCTTGGCCCGGGCCATCTTGGGCGCGGTCTGGGTGCCTAGTACTTTCGTTTCCGCGGGGCCGGCCGGCGGGAAGAGTTCGACGATCGCATTCGCCTGGAAGCGGCTGGTCGCCTCCATCAGCATCGGGTGGGTCGTGTCGTGGCCACCGAGTTGCTCATCGTCGGCATCCGCCACGGGCTTCGACTTCAACCCCAGCATCTGCATCGAGGTCTTCTCGCGGTTCTCCCAGTCGGCGCGGCTATCCTCGTCCGCCCGGCAGAATTCCTTGAGGCGCATGGCCAGGAGCTTGCGCTCCGAGCTCTCCATCAATTCGGCCAAGTTCTCGTCGAAATCGCCCTTCTTGGGGATCCGGGCCTTCAAGGGCGTACCGGCTTCGACGGTAATCGAACCGTCGGGGGTCCGCGTGATGGTGTGGCCATCGAAGCGAGAGACTCCGGTCTTGACGTCCGGCGTCTGGGTGGCGATCGATTCGTAGGCCAAGGTCCGCTCCAGGAGAGGGGGTCGGACGCGAGGTTACCGCGTGGGGCGGGGCCTCGACATGTCAGCGGTTGGCTCTGTTGGCGAATTGAGCGGCGGCTTCGGCTCTTAGCTTCGGGAGTTTGCGCAGTTCGCGCTTCAGGCGCCGGCGGTCGATCAGATGCCAATCAAGCCACTGGCGGCGTGGGTCGAAGACACCGCCTTCACAAAAGCGGCCCAAGTTCAAATCTTCGACCAGTTCGCTGGAGACTCTGACCCGTTTGCTCAATTGAAGTCGAGCTCCTCGAGGTCCCCGTCATCGTCGTGATACTCATCGTCGTATTGCGTACCGTCGTCGCGCTCGCGGTCCATGGGCTCCAATGGCAGCGGGTCGGGTATCGCCTCTTCGGGCGGTTCCTGCGGCGGCAGGCGCAGGTCCTCGGAGGGTTTGTTGCCGCGGCGGCCGCTCATCGGTCGTCCCGGGTCAGCACGACTCCGCCCTCATCGTCTTGGGTCACCGTCCAATGCCGGGCCTCCTCGAGTGCAGCCGGGTCGGCCTTCGGAATGATCTCCTGCGTGTATTCGATTGCCTCGTTAGATTCCACCGACGATCTCTCCCTGGGTGATGTTGCCGTGCCAATGTCCCGCCGCGCCAGCGTTCAGGCTGGGCGTGACGGTGAGGGTATCGAACGGCACGCTGCTCGGGAAGTTCCACGCCATCTCTTCCTTGCAGAGTACGGTGTCGACGGGATAGGCCGGCGGGTGTGCTTCGTTACCGTCCCAGCCCAAAAGGTGGCGCCAGACGATCTCGCGCTGCTGCCAGGTGTCCATCGCGACGTTCTTGCAGGTCAGGAATACGTTCTGGCAGTGCGGGCAGAGGAAGGCGAAAACGTTCGGCGTGAGCCAGCGGGGCAAGAGGTCGACTAAGCGCATAACCTACCGGTGCTTGCGCATATAACGGGCCCGGCGTGCATATTTGCGGGCAAGGCGCGACTCAGCGCGCTCGCGGGCGAGTTTGGCCACCGCCGTGGGGCCGTGCTCGTCATTGAACTCGGCGCCGCTGTAGGCGTACGCGAGCTCGGGCAGATTGGTCGGCAGCGGGATATCAATCTCGACCCGCTCGAGGCTGCCCTTGCTCAAGCGTGAGGGCGGGATGGGTCCGGATCCCATGGGATGGGGCAGCGACGTCAGAGCGACCCCATCGCCGCCAGGAAATAGCGTGGCAGCAACGCACAGCGGGATCAAGCCGCCGGGGCTCATCCGGGCACTACCAGGTAGCGCCAGTGGCCGTCGATCTTCTCGAGGATGCGGCCGCCGGTGTCTGCCTGGTGCATGCGCGACGGCAGGCAGACCGGTTTGACGTTCTTGACAGACGCGAGCGCCAAGTTGTCGAGGAATCGTCGGTCGATGGCGCGTGACTCCGCTGGCGTGATCAGACGGTTACTCCCAAAGGCGCCGCGCGGATCGGTCCAACCGACCGAATACCGGAAGGCGTCGGTCATGTCATTGCTTGCGCGGTCGATTTCCTCAAGCACCTCGAAGAGCGCCGGGTCCGGCTGCTTGAACGGCAGCGAATTGATCCAGCCGCCGTCAGGAGGCAGAAAGAAGGTGCGCTTGGGGACCAGGAGCTCCGGCACCGCGATCGCGGCGGCCGCGCCGGCGAGACATCCTAAGAACCCGCGCCGACTAACTCGCATCGTCGACCGCCTTATCGGCTGCGCTGGTCGCATTCTTCATGGCCTGCGCCGCGCCACTCACGGTGGTATCGACCTTGTCCGCCGAGGGTGCCGGCTTAGGAGGCGCGGCGGCGGGTTTCGCCGGCGGCGGATCGCCGTCATCGTCGTCCTTCGATGCCAGGCCGATCGACTGGGCGAAGCGGTGCAGCGTACCTTGCATGAAATCTCGATTGCTGCGCCCGGGCATTAGAGTCGTCCGGCCAAGACCAGCACCAGCACGATGATCAGAATGAGGCCGATCACACCGCCCGGCATGTAGCCCCAGTTCTGCGAGTGCGGCCAGGTCGGGAAGGCGCCGACCAGCAGCAGCACCAGGACGATCAGCAGGATGGTACCCACACTCATGGCGAACTCCTTTCTTTACTGGACGGTGAGGTTCGTCGGCGCCGCGGGCACCGGCGGCGGTAGCCCGGTGCAGGCTTCGATCGACTTAGGTCCCTCGACGGTACCCTCGACCGACGTCACGTAGAAGCAGGTGGACCCGACCACGATGCCCGTACTGATCACGGTCGTCACCCCCGTGATGCCGATCGCCACGCGCTGCTCATTGCCGGTCAGTCCCTGATAGATGTTGTAGGTCAGGGGCACGATGATCGTCGAGCCGTCGACGTTGATGGTGGGCGCGGTCCACAAGAGCGTGGCGGTCGCGGCGGGGAGCGGACTCGCGGCAGCGGGGCCGGTCCAGGGCGCGCTGGCGATCGTCTTGCTGTACCACGCCTGGGCGCTATTCTCCTGCCAGATGAGCCCGTTCACGTAGGCGATCGCGATTACATTGCAAGTCGTGGGGTCGACCGAGCCTTTCAAAGTCACCATGCTCTTTTGGCCCGGCGAGGCCCAGGTCGCGGTACACGGTGCGGTCTGAGAGATGCCCCAGACATTGCCCGCGGCATCGGTGATGGTACTGTTTGAACCGACGAGGACGACGGTGTTATTCGGGGAGGCGGCGGCCAGGGCGAGAGTCGCCACCAGGCAGCCTAGGAGGGCAAGTTTACGCATGGACATCCCTATGTGTGGGTGAAGGACTGACGCTCCCGCTTTATACGCCTTTTTAGATTCGCAAGCGCGCGCACGCTGCCGGGACCTCGCTGCCGTTTAGGCTTCGGTTGTTTGACGTGGCCAAACACGCGAGGGCCGTTTTGCCACTTGCGCTGGATGAGCGGCTTTCGGTCCGGTCTCCCCACGTCGTTGAGTCCATGCTCGCCCACCACTTTATGGAGATAGGTGCGGTTGACGCCGGTCAGCCGGGCCGCCGCTTTGATGTTCCCCCGGCAATCGGTGAGCACTCGGCGCCAGTACTCGGCCTTGAATTGCCGCAGCGCCTCGCGGTAGGTCATGAATCAAGCAGGGCGTCCCGAGCGGCGGTCACGCGCCGGAACTCCGCAGCATCGCCGCCGTTGTCCGGATGGTGCTGGCTCGCCAGGCGCCGGTAGGCTAGCGTCACTTCCTCTTTTGTCGCGTGACTTGAGACGCCGAGCACCTGCCATGGCTGCTCGGGCGCCGGCAGTGCGGTAAACCCCTGGAAGGCGCGGTCGAGAATGAGCGCGCCGCCATAGCGTTCGATGGCGCGCATCGCATCCAAGGTCGCCGCGATCGCCGCTAAGTTGTCTGGCAGCCGATCATAGGTGTCGATGGCCATGCAGCGCTGGTTCTTGCCTTGGGTCCAATACACAGCGGCGCCCACGTCCGCCGGCATGGCCTGCGAGCGGTTCGGCGTACCGTCCAGATTCAGGCGCAGGTTGGTCGAGATAATGATCCGCGTGCCGCCTAAGCGGCGCACGGCCGCATTCAGCCGGTCCATCCCTTGGCCCAAGGTGACGCGCTCTTGCCGCTGCCACTGACCGGGCTCAGCGCCCGGCTTGCTCGCTTTGCCGACGAACTTTGCCTTGAGGCGTACGCTGGTGCGCTTCCAGCCTGGGGGCCAACTGAGCGGGTAGGCCGTGGCGCTCATGGGCCGCTCAGATTGACGATCATGCGGCGGTACTCGGGTCGCATCACCATGCCGTAACTGCCGAGCAGGTAGATCTTGTCCTTGAACGGGTCGTCGCGATAGCCGAAGAGCGCGATCAGTTCGTTATTGATCCGGGCGCGGAACTCCGCCGGCAGGAGGCGCGTCCCGTCCTTGAGTTTGATGTCGGCCACTTGAATCTTAGGCGCCGGCGGCGGGGCGTCCCAGATTTCGCGCCCCATGAGACGCGGCCGAGCGAACGGGTTGAACAGGTCCGATTCGGCCGGCGTTGGCGGCAGCGCGCGCATCATGTCGCGCAGTTTCTCGACGGTCAGCGTGTTCTCTGCCGTCGGCCCCCCACTCGTCGTATTACCCGCCATGGCCCACCGGCTCGGCGCGGATGCTGCCGTCGGGCTGCACCGTGACCGCGAGTTTCTCCTCAGAGCGCAGAATCGCCTCGAGTTCCTGGACGCTCGGCCGTCGCTTCTCCAGTTCCTCGGTCTTCATGGCCTGGCCCTTCTGGAACGGCATCCACTCGCAATAGCGGCGCCCGGTCGGCCGCTCGCCCTCGCCCTGCCAGAGGTAGACGCTGTGGCGCGCGTGCAGTTTGGCACCGATATCGAACACCGCGAGGCTCACACACTCATCGCCCCACACCGCGACTACGTGCGCTGCAAGTGGCTGACCGGGCAGCGTGTTCATGTCCGTGTCGTACCCCCAATCCTCCGATGTGAGCGAATAGGCAGTGACGCCGGGCTGGATGTACGGGCGGTACCAAACGACGCGGCCGACGGTGGGTGTGATCACGGCAATCTCCTAGTGATGGGTGTGTAACACGAGTGCAACGATGGAAACGACCAGGGCGGCGACGCTCAGCAGAAAGGCCAGGCCCGCGAGCTTCATTCGTCTGCCTCCACGGGTGGGAAGAATTCGGTCAGCCACCACCAGAAACGGCGGTACCAGGGCACGCGCTTGATCTGGAGGGTGCATCCATTCAAGCGCTCGACGATCAGATAAGGCGTGCCGTCGGAGAGTGTGAGGACGGTCCCCTCGGTGAGCAGCGGACTCGACTCGGTCATCGTCACCGTCATTTTAGCCTTCGTCTTCACGCGGCAAGTTCCACATCGCCGATGGTGAACCCGGCGGTAGCGACGATCAAGAGCGCGGCGTTGGGCGTGATCTGGTGCGCCGGCACCGGCAGCGGGAATGGGACTTTCTTGATGTGCTGCAGGGCATTGATCACCAGCGCCGAGCAGTCGTAGGTGCCCGAGCGGTGCAGGTCCTTGTTGAGGAAATAGCCCAGAATGTCCCGCTGCGCATAGAAATCGCCCACCTTGGCGATCAGATTGTCCTCCCAGTCCTTATACTCCGCGGCGGTTACCTCAAGGGTGGCGCGGCGCTTGCGGATCCAAGCTTCGGTGGATGGCTGGCGGAAGTGCACGCCGGGCTTGACCCCGCCGAGCTCGTCATTGCGGGCGTCTAAGTACCGGCCGTCCTTCAAGAGGCTGGCGCAGTGCGACCAGCCGTGCGGGCCTTGGCCGAACCACGCGATCCATCGCGAGGTCCAGTCCGGGCCCATCAGAAAGTCGATGGTGATGGTCTCCATCAGTTGATCATCGTCTCTACGACCGTACCCGACCCGCCCTGCAGCACGTTGACCAGGTAGGCGATGCAGCGACCGCGGTAATAATTGCACTTGGTGCCGACCACATAGGACGCGGTGACACTGAAGCCGACCGCGAGGTTATCGCTGGCTCCCCCGTATTCGCCAGTGTAGTAGGGACACGCGGTGGTCCCCGCCATGGTGTAGACGTCACCGACGTGCGTCCCGTTGCCGACGGTGAAAGTCTTCGGCCCCCACGCAATCGGGTTGCAGCCGGCCAAGTACCCGTTGTTCAGGAAGCCGAACTGCCACGGCACATCGAGGTAGGAACCGCCGCCGCCTTCCGAATCGCCTTGGGCGAGGCAGATCGCGCCCATGTCCCCGGGGTAGGCGTTCGGGTTACCGTTCCACGCGGTGATACTCGAGCAGGGCGTCCCGCCATTGAAAGTGAAGCTATCGGACAACACGGCAGTCTGCGCATCCGCCACGCCTACTATCCCGGCGCAGAGCATCAGGCCCAGCAGCGTCGTCATCGAACTCAGTCTTGGAAATTTCATCGTCTTCTCCCGTTGGTTGACTATGGTCTCGAAAAAATGCGGTTCCAGACGGCCTTGGCTTCGACCTTCGTGGCCCCGGTCGTCTCAACGTAATGATCGATGCTCGAGCAGAAGATCACCCAGCCCTTGGCATGGACCACGAGCTTCATCTTGGTCTCGCGGTCGTGCAGGCGCGCATCGTCGGCGATGCCGCGCGGGAACCCGTTGAACCCCGTCGACAGCAGCCGATTGTCCCGCACAATGAGCGAACCCACCCGCGTCGAGGGGTCGCGCGACATGCGGCTGGCCGATAGCGCCAAGTCGAGAAAGTATCGATCCCATTTTTCGTTCACGCGATTCGTTCCTTTGCTTGCGCGGCCTGGCACGCGGGATTGAGCCACAGCACCTCGCGATTGATCTTGGTTCCCCGCCGCGCGTTGCCGCGGCTGTTGCACGAGTACTCGGTCCAATCGGTGAGCTCGGCGGCGTACATCTCCGAGTGGAAGCCAGAAATGATCACCATGCCTTTGAGATTTTTCAGGCAGCCGAGTAGGTCCATGTGCTGCCAGTCGGTCATCTCGTGCCGATAGTACTTGTCCGACTCCCAGCGCCGGCCGTTCCTAGTGCTGAAGACATACGGCGGGTCGCAATAGTGCAGCGTCGTCGGCGCATCGTGCTGCATGAGCACGGAAGTCGCCGGGCGGTGCTCGATGAGCACACCTGAGAGGCGCTCGCCGACTGAGGCGATCACCTGCGGGTATTTCTGCCACTGCGCGAAGTCGGTCGACCACTTGCGCCCGGAGTCGATCCGAAAGCCCGTGTTCTCCTTCGTTCCGCCGCTCGAGCCGTACCCCATACCGGCCTTGATGGCCAACTGCCGGGCGCGCTCAATCGGGTCGGGGGTCGGCGTGTAGGCGTTTTCGAACTCCTCCCGCGCGAACGGCGTCAGGGCCAGGAGCTCGCAGAGCGCCAGGCGCTGCTCGGGGTTCCGGAGCACCCGAAAGAAGTTCACGACGTCGCCGTCCAAGTCGTTGTAGACCTCGGCGTACGAGGGTTCTTTGGTCAGGAGCACGCTGCCGGCGCCACCAAAGGGCTCGACGTACACCTGATGCGGCGGGAAGAACGAGCGTATCCAACTGGATAGCCTGAACTTCCCGCCGTGGTACCTAAGTACGGGCCGTTTGATCACGCCGGAAGCCTCCATCCCGGGCCTTGCGCTCGGCGATCTCCTCGCGGTCGACCGCCGTCGTCTTGGGCGCGGTCACGCCGATGCGCACCTGATTGCCCTTGACGCCCATCACGGTCACTTCGATGTCCGCTCCGATCTTGATGCTCTCCCCCACCCGTCTGGTCAGAATCAACATACCCCTCTCCCTAGGTTCGAAACATAACGATGACGGCGAGTCCCGCGAAGAGCGCACTGCCCCAAATCATGAAACGCGCCGCTCCGGAGATCGGCGCGCGCCGTGCGTGCAGTTCCCGGTGGATGTCCGGCAGCGTCTTCCTGAGCCACGGCAAGCGCCCGGTCGACCACTGCGGCGCCAGCCACCAGACGCAGGCAATGTAGAACAGCACCGCCGGCGGGACACGGTGCATCACCAGCGCGATCACCATGGCCGCGATCGCGCTGCCGAAACAGCCTCCTAAGGCTATGGCGTCGCGGTTCATGGCAGGTCACAGTCGACGCCGCACCAACTGTAGTCGTCGAAGTAGTAATACTCATAGCCTCCAGAATCGTAGGCCGGATAGAAGTCTGGCGAACTCACGAAGTCGATGACCTCGTCGATCAGTGCGCCCTCTTCGTCGCCGATCCACGCGTTGATGTTGGGGTCGATCTTGTCGTCGATGTAGTAAATCGCCCCCCCGATCTGATAGCCGATGGCGAAAGAGGCCGAGAGATAGCTTCCCGCGTACGCCGCGGTCGACGCGAGACTGGCTTCGACGCTTAACCCCGCCGTCCACGAGTCCAGGAAGATGTCGTAGATGGTCATGTCCAAGTTGGGCGCCGGCGTCAGCCCCGCGATTCCTCTTTGGATATACAGCGCTTGGCTGCGCGCCAACACCGTCCTGGCGCCGCCCGCCGTGTAGCTCGCTTTGACCGCAGCGGGCGCATAGGCATTGACGGCGGCATCGACGTTCGCCTTGCCAAACGCTGCTTGTAGTTTGAGCAGATTGGTGGCCGTCAGTCGTTTGGCGGCAACTTCCAAGAGCGGCGCCAGGTTCCCGCCGCTGTGGATGTAGTACTCGCGCGAGAGCCGCGCCAAGTAGATATTCGCCGCGTTCGCGATGGTCGTGTTGATGGTGGGCGAATAGGTGAAGTTGTACAGCACGACCACCGGAAACTGAGAGTGGATGGTGGCTACCGTCGTGCCCCTCGAGGGCATCGGCGGACTGCCTGGAAATGCCACCGGCGCGGTGGCGTGATCGGACATGCACTTAATGGGGAGCACTTCGAGTCCCCGGCTCGTGATGATGGGCATACGACACACTGGCGCGTTCGGTAACGCCGTAGCCCCTGCCGTCGTCGACAGCGCCACCGCACCTGCAAGAACCGCGGTCGCGGCTAATTTGGACTTGAGCATAAAACCTCCAAAGATCTCGATTGGTTGATCAATCGGCGTATTCGGCCCCAAGACGTCCTTCGATCTCCGACTGGCGGGCCAGGCCATGGATATATGCCAATACCTCGATTGGCGGTTCGGCGAGCGGCGCATTGCCGCCCAGGTTCGCGGGCTCTAAGAGCCGGCTATTGCGCCGGTCCCAGTAGACTCGGTGCTCTAGCATCCACTTGAGCGCGCGCTGCGCCAGGTGGTATTCGTCAAAGACCCGGACCATTGCCTCCGTGGTCCAGTCCATGCGCTTCGCAGGGAATTGCGGTCCGGTCATGTCGTCGTCTCCTGTTGCCAGGCCCAGGCATTGAACGCCTTGGCTTTCATTTCCTCGAACTTCTCCGGCGCCCAACTGCGCTCAAGCCAGGCGCTATGCACCCGGGCCGAGAGCGTCCAGCCCAGGAGGCTGCGGTGCTGCGCGCAGGCGAAATAGTGCCGCGGGATCCAGCGCGTGCAGGTGGGCGCCTGGCACGTATGCATTTTTTCGTGGCCGTGTCTCACGAGTCGTAACTCGAGGCTTCAGCGAATTCCTTGGGCGTCATCTCCCGTCCCCAGGTATCGCGCGCGACCTGCCGGATGATGCACTCGGCCGACGCCAGACGCTCCTCGAGCTCGCGGATCCGCTGATCTTTGGTCTTCGGCTTGTCGATGCGCTTGCCGCGCAGGAAGATGCCGGCCTGCACTAACTCACTCACCCGGATGGCGCCGGCGAGTCCGCGCGCGACCTCGATGTCGCCGGTGGCATCAATGACCAGCCACGGACCCCAGAAGCCGGCGTCATGGCGCTCGCGCACCTTGATGACGTAGGTGTCAGAACGGGCGTTCATTGGCACCACCCAGCTCGCTTATAGGTCCGTTTCTTGTGGCAATTGGCACAGACGACGTCACACATTTTCAATTCCTTCATGAACTGGTGATGGCTGCTGGCACGAGAAATCAAGTCTGAGACCCGCCGCTGGCTCTTGGCCCCGATACCGACACGATGATCGAACTCGAAAGGCGCCGCGGGGTCTGGCGGTTCATCGCAGTCCATGCACGGTTGTGCGGACAAAACCAAACGCCGAAGTCGCACGCACAGTTCCCGAGCGCGGCCCATCCTGATGCGGGCCTTCTCCCGCTGATCAGTCCGATTGCGGTCATACCAATTTCTCGCATAGTCGGGATCGGAGCGCATCGTCTAGAAAGGAATATCGTCATCGAATTCCGGGGCGTGCTGCTGACCCGTAGGCGGCGGTTGTCCGCCCCAGCCATCGTCAGATGGAGCCGGATGTCCAGCGTTCACCCGCTCGCTGATGGTGGGCGGCCGCTGGTGCTGCGCCGGCTGCGCGATTGATGAAGCAACAGATCCGGCAGCACCGTTTATTTCCCCGGTTTGCGCATCGACGAATTCCCATTTCTGCGTTGCCGCGTTCCACACGGGCGGCGGCGGCCGATTCGGCGGCGGAGCAGCGGCGGGTGGCGGGGTCGGTAAGATCCACTGCTGGCGGTTGGCGTCCCACACCGGCGGCGGTGGAGCTCCTGGCGGTAGCGGCGCATCACCCCAGGCGCCCGCGGCGCCATTCGCGCGGTAGACGACGCCGGCAGGGGTCTCGAGGCGCACGCCGCCGACCGGCTTGTCACCGAACATCACGGTCGGATCGTAGGAGAGTTTGACGCGCTTGCCGATCCAGAGCTCGGAGTCGGGCCCGTAGGCCATCTCCAAGATGAGGACCCGGCTTTTGTTGAGCTGCAGGCCCTTCAAGTGTTCCTGGAACCAGAGGAAACACTTGACGTCCTGCCCGTGTGCCCCGCGCCCCATGATCTCTTCGGTCACGTGGGCGATGGTCAAGATCATCGGGCGCTGGCCCTCGAGATCCCGACCGCGCCAATACTTGGACTTGACCATGTCGGCCGTTCTCATCGGTAGATCTCCATGATCATTTTGAAAGGGAGGGAGGAGGAAAACGACGCACGGAGCCCCGCGCGCATCATCCGATCGGTCTGCGTCATGCGGTTCATGACCAGCCAGCGCTTGGCGTTGATCTGCCGCTCGGAGAACCACAGCGTCCAGTGACTGCGCCACGTGGGCGACCAGGCGTCCGGATGATGCATCCCCAACGCGCGGCGCAGGCGCCAGGCGCGGATCGCATCGGCATTCCTCTCCGCGAGCTCGAACTCCGCCATGATCTGATCGACCTCGAGATCGACCGCGACCTGGATGGGATCGGTCATAAACCCGCCTGCGTGAGCACCATGCGAGCGGCGATCACCATGGGGTCTATTTCCGGGTCATCCGAGTGACCGCAGTCGCCGCTCGCGATCACCGTCACGTAGCGCTCGAGCACGGTGCGCAAGGCTTCAGCGAGATTCGGCGCGGCAGCCATCACCTTGGCGTCCGCAATGGTCTCCAACTGGTTTTGGATGGCTGCGTCGCCATCGAGTGCAGGATCGATATCGCAACTGGCGACGACGAAGCCCTCACGCGTCACGATATCGACCGGGAATTTCTCGGTCTTGGCCGTCCAAGGGCCCGGTGTGCCCGTCATGACGGCACGCGGGAGCAGATCTCCGCCTCTTGCTTGGCCGTATTCCAGCCTTCGCAGAAGTCGGCCTGCAGTTTGGTGTGGTCGAAGTAGCGGGCGGCCGCCTCATCGCGGTCATTCTCGCTCTGCCCCTCGGCGTAGTAGTCCTGGCCCCGTTCGAACGCGGCATCGCGCGCGTCGCTGATGCGCTCCGATCGCTCGTCGAGCAGATCGGCATTGACTTCTGGATCGCCCAAATCAACCGGCTGCGCGCGTCGCTCGGGCTGGCGGGCCGCTTCCTCGCAGGCATGGCACTCGATCTCGAGGAAACCGCGCTCGTTGACGATGCAGTCGCAATCGAGTTTGCGGTACTGGGTCATGACGTGGGACCGGTGAGGGGCTCGGCCTCCACGGGCAGGCTGGCGAGCTCTTTGAGCAGCGGCACCAGCGCCTTCTCGGCGGACTTGGCCATGGTCGAGGCGGGGGCGTTGGTCCGCTGCAGGAGCTGCAAACACCGGATGGCGCGCAGCAGCCGATCTTTGTTGGTCTTCGCTTCCATGAGACACCTTCGTTGCTGATTGGACGGTTGCATCCTAAAAGCAGTGCTTGAATAAAGCAACAGCCTAATGCAATATTCATCCATGATCTATAAAACAGCGTGGGTCCATTACGAGTCGAGTCGCAACATCGCACGAGTCTGCGGGGTCACAGACCAAGCTGTCAGTCAATGGAAAAAGCGGGGAATTATCCCCATCCACTGGGCCCTAGTTCTTGAAAAGGACAGCGGCGGCGTGATCAAGGTCGACCCCGCGGTCTACTCCAAGTCGGCGATATAACAGCGATGTGTATATTGCTTATGGCAAATGGACGGCGTAAAAATACGAACGCCTCCACAAGGGAGGCGTCGTATGCCGGGTACCAGCCCGGGCTGCGATTGAGTGATTGCGCCACGAACCGCGTCGCCATTCTACCTGCGCACGCTGTCTCCCGCAAACACCCAGTCCACGGCATACCGTCTGAGGCACGAAAGACTGTGGCCGAAACCGGCCTGGCCCTCAAGAAACGGTTAATCCGGGCAACGTTGCGCCACTTGCGACCCGGTCCTGAAATGGAGCTCGCACTCGATGCGAGAGGGGACCCGAGTATCCGTACCAAGAGGGAGAAAGGGCAGGAGACTCGACCTGGGGCGAATTGTGCACCGTCTATTCACAGGGTTATCCACAAGTGCGCTCTCTGAGTTCCTCGCAGGGCAATGGGCACCTCAGGCGTCACTATGTGCCTGAAAAGCAGCACTTCGCGCTTTGCGGCTTCCTGCCGTCTCGAGGCAGCACCTGGCGCCGGCCGCATGTCCGAGCTCGGGTGTGCATCACCTGCCACAAATTGCTCCGCTCGAGACGCTGATGCCGCTCACGAAGATCGGTAACGAGTCGTTCAACATCGAGCGGATCTTGAAGCACGTCGAGGCCGCAGCCGAGGTGGCGTGGTCAGGCTCCGAGCGCACCATGATCAATCTGGTGGCGCGCTTGATCCGGCTGCAGAAGCAGCGGATCCAGGAGCTCGAGGCGCGCGTGGTGTTTCTCGAGCGGGAGGCATTGCTGCTGGAGGCATTGCTGCTCCAGGACAAGAACCGGCCGCTGGAGCAGGAACTGACGTATTTCAAGGCGGAGCACGCGGATCTGCTCCGGCGCTGGCATCTGATTATGGAGAGGACGCGATAATGACCGAGACCAAAATCGAGTGGTGTGACTACAGTTTCAACGCTTGGTGGGGCTGCACCAAAGTCTCGCCGGCGTGCGATCACTGTTATGCCGAGACCTGGGCCAAGCGCACCGGGTTTCCCGACCTCTGGGGCGTCCAGGCCGGCCGGCGCACCTTCGGCGAGAAGCATTGGCTGGAACCGCTCAAGTGGGATATCAAAGCCCTGCGGATGGGCAATGTGACGCGACCGCGCGTCTTCTGCAATTCCATGGCGGACGTCTTCGACAACCACGAGGGCGTGGTCCTGGCGCGCGAGCGCCTCTGGAGGCTGATCCGGGCCACGCAGGGCCTCGACTGGCTGATCCTGACCAAGCGCATCGGCAACGTCCACAAGATGCTGCCGCATGACTGGGAAGACGGGTATCCGAATGTCTGGCTCGGCATCTCGGTCTGCGAGCAGCGCGAAGCGGACCGCGACATCCCGAAGCTCTTGGACATCCCCGCGGCGGTGCGCTTCCTATCCTGCGAGCCGCTCTTGGGCCACATCGACCTCTTCCCGTTCCACCAGGGCTCCTGCATCGCCTGCGCGGGCGGCGGCGAAGTGGCGGCGTGCGGTCCGACCACGACGTTTCCGGAACATGACGACGGCCTCGAGCGCTGCTATGACTGCGGCGGTACCGGGCTCTGCGAGGACAATGAGGGCCTCGATTGGGTGATCGTGGGTGGCGAATCGGGCGCCGGCGCGCGCAGCATGAACGTCGACTGGGCGCTCAACATCGCCGCAGAATGCCGCTCGCAGGAGATCCCGTTCTTCATGAAACAGTTATCTCAGGCGGACACCAAGGAATTTAAGGACTTCGGCTCGTTTCCCGAGCCGTTGCGGGTGCGTGAATGGCCGAAACCCTAACCCCAGCCGCCAAGCGGCAACTGTTTGACGATGAGACCGCGGAGCTGCGCCTCGCCAAGGTACGCGATCGCATCCGCAAGAACTTCCCGAACGAGCGCGCAGCGCTGCACTGGCGCCGCGACACGCCGACCCGGCTGGTGTCGATCTGCGGCCGGTTCGCCATCGAGAAGACCGGCGAGGGCGAGGCGCTGCGCTACACGGCGAAACTCTTGCCGCATTCGGTCATCGGCAATCGGCGGTTTTCCCTCGAGCAGGCCAAAGAGGACTGCAATAGCCATGCCTCACCACTACCGCTCGAACCCGCGCAGCCCGAGCTCGCGCCGGTAGTCGAGCGTGAACCGGGGAGCGATGACGAATGAGCTTCGAGGTCGTGATCATCCGCAACAGCGACGGCAAGCGCGTGACCTACGTCGACACCGACGACTGGACCGTAGGTGCAGAGTTTCGCTGGACCGAAGGCAACCAGGCGTGCGATTGCAACCGCCGCGGCTACTTCCTGTTCCTCGAAGGCGATCCTGACCCGGACTATGGCCAGTGCGGCGACACCGAATTCTCCGTGATCTTGCCCAAGGAGAAACCCCGTGAATGACGACGACATGATGGAGTCGATGATCGGCGCGCTGCTGGTCATGGGCCTGGTCGTGCTCCTGATCTGGTTTGGCTTGCCACTCGTGGAGGACTATTTCCGATGAAACTCATGGTCTACGACGCAGAGATCAAGCACGCCATCCCCGAGCGCGGCCGCGCCAACTTGGACGGCATCCAATACTGTGACGGCTGGGGCGATCGCATCGGCATGGGCGTGTCGGTCATCTGCGCCTACGTCTGGGGCGACGGGTATCGGGTGTTCCTCGAGGATAACTTCGAGGCGTTCAAGACCCTCGCCGAGGACCCAAACACCCTCTGCATCGGCTTCAATAACCGCATATTCGACGATCTCCTGGTCCGGGATGCGCTAGGCGTGGTTATCGACCAGGACCGCTCCTTCGACCTCCTACGCGCCGTACGGGTCGCCCGCGGGGACAATCCGAGCGCGCCCGGCAGGGTCTCGCTCGACACCCTCTGCAAGGCGAACTTTCTACCCGGCAAGTCGGGGAGCGGGGCGTTCGCGCCCATCCTCTGGCAGAAGGGCAAGCGCGGGCAGGTGATCGACTATTGCCTGAACGATGTCATGCAGACCACGCAGCTCATTGAGCTCGTGATGACCGGCCGACTGCGGGATCCAGAGAACGGCCGCATCCTACCCGTGACCATCCCTGGGGAAATCGTTCGGGAGGACGTCGCATGAGCGACCCGGGCGTTTGCTATTGCGGGGCATACGGCGGCGGCAAGCACACCCTCTCGGCACGCTGCAAGCCGACGCCTCCGGCCCTCGTCACCGATATGCAGCGGCTCGATTCCCGTCTGAGCCAGGCCGCCTATCGCCTCAAGATGGCGAACGAGGAACTGCACCGTGCCGAGGTAGAACACCGGCTAGCGGGCGAGGCCGTCGACGCCGAACTCGCCCGCTTAGGAGGCCGCTGATGCCATTCTTCCGCATGCCCGACGGCAGTGTCTGCCACGTCCGCATGGCCAAAGGCCGCTCGCGGCGCTGCACGGTCTGCAAGTTCCAGACGGTCCAAGTGCGCCTGCGCGAGTGCGATTTCCTGCTGCCCAACGGCAAGACCTGCGACAAACTGATGTGCATCGACTGCGCGCATCACGTGGGCCCGAACCGCGACCTCTGTCCCGAGCACTTCTTGCACCGCGAGGGCATGACCGCAGCCGAGCTCGACGCACACTGGGCCGAGATCGACGACCTGTTCGACCGCACTGACTGGCCACCGGAGAAACGACCATGACCGATAAAGCCTGGATCACGATGACCGTCGAGCCCTACGAACTGGTGGCGCTCGTCGACTGGCACCTCGAGCAGAAGCGCGTGTGCGCCATAGACGAGAGGTTCGAGCAGGCCGAGGTGCACCGCAAGCGCGCGCTCGAGCTCATGAAACTGCGCGAGGCAGCCGGCGAGACGCGCCGGATCGCCGCCGAAGCCGCGAAGAAGGATCCGCCATGACCGACAAGATCGGTACCGCCGGCCGCGCCGTGATCGGCGCACTGCTCACAGCGTTCGATGCCGCCAAGTAGCAGCTCCCAGTCGGCATGCGCGAGTGCACTATCCTCCACATGGAGTGCGAGAAAGGCCACAGCTGGCTCACCGCCACGAACTGGGTCCAGCACCCGTGTCCCACCTGCCAGCGCCAGGCGCTCGAGAAGGCCGGCGACATTCTGGCCCACCAGTTGATGTACGGCGAGCACGCGGCCGAGTTGGCCGCATGGTGGGCAGCGCGCGATAACAAGTGCAGTTACTGCGACCCACTTCATCCCGAGGAGGGACCAGCCCATGGCCTATGAACCCGACGAGCGGATCCTCGAAGCCTGCCCAGGCTGCGGCAGTGGCCGTCTGGCGTGCGTCCTTGGCACCAGCGAGGCGCTCGACTTCTGCATGGCCTGCCACCGCGTCTGGGAGCGGCTGCCGGCGGGCGAGCCCTACACCATCGACGGCGAACAATTGGCCTTCAAGGTCCCCTGCGATAACTGCGCCTACCGCGGCGACTCCAAAGAGCGCGCGGACCCCAGAGGCTGGGCGGAGCTCCAGTCGATGCTGGCGCACGGTGGGGAGTTCTACTGCCACAAAGGCGTGCCGTTCAATCCCCTGACCGGCGGCGCTGACGGGTTCGAGTTCCCCCGGAAGGAAGCGACCGTGGACCTGGCCGGCAAGTGCCACCCGTATCAGCAGTACGACAAAGACCGCATGCGGCTTTGCCGTGGATATCTCAACGCCCACATTGGACCCCTGGTCAAAAGGATGTTCTCCCATGCCCAAAATTGAAGGCCGCAAGGTCATCGCCCAGAAGAACCTGCCGATGCGGATCCCGCTCTGGCCGACCTTGACCACCTGGCTGCTCCTCGACCGCTTCCACGCGCCCGAGTGGCTGGCGGGCATCATGATCTTCTTGATCGCGTTCGCCTGGCTCGTCTGGTTTCGCGATATGTACACCCGCGTCGACGTCGACGTCCTCACCAACCGTAGGGAATAGAACATGCAAAAACTCTCCGTCTCCAAGCGCCGCGGCGACATCGGCGGCTCGATCGTCAACCGCACCCAGATGCACGGCAAAAAGGAAAAGGTGCCGGCGATCTCCGTGCCCGTGGGCGGGATCATTCTCACGCCCGAGGAGTTCTGCGCGCTGATGCAGGACCCGCATGCGTACGAGGCGTTCTTCACCGACGAGCGCAGCCAGGTCATGGAGCCGCGCTTCCCCGGCATGGACCCGATCACCATCTCGGATAAGTTCGAAGGCGCGAAGGCGACCATCAAGCCGGAGGACGCCGAGGATGCGGTCATTTTGAAGCCGGCAACCATCGGGTCGATCGTCATCACACCCCTGGGCGCGCAGCCGATCATGAAGTGCATGATCTCCGGCGTCCCCGATGTCCACCTGCAGACGCTGACGCTGCTCAATAAACGCTGCACGATATCGATTCTGAACGGGGCACTGGCCGACCGGGACGAGAAGCAAAAAGACCTGCCGCTCGCCGGCGGGGGACCCAACGTCGACGGTACAGACGTACCCGACAGCAACGAGGCCGTCGATCCGCCGACGCTCGCGGACGCCAACAAGGAAGAGGCGGAGGCCACCGCGAGCGCCATGGGCCAGCAGATCGGCCGCTCAGATCGCGCGCAGAAGGCCAAGAAGGCGCGGGCGGCGAGGACCAAGAAATGACGACATCCCCGTCCTTCGAACGCTGCAGCATGTGTCCACTTCCGGCGGGGCACATCTCGCCTTGCGAAATCCCGGTTCCGATGCTGGCCACGCACCATCCGATCGGATCGGCCGAGGAGTGCCACAGCCGACGGGTGCGGTTCGATAAGTACTTCGCCATGCAGCAGTTGCTCATGGAAATCGTCGCTGCGGCGCCCGAGGACAACCACGCCATGCAGTTCCAGAGTAAAGCCAGGGAAATCCTTGCCGGCATGGTGCGGCCGCGTGGGCCCGCGGTGCGCAGTAAGGAGCGGGCGGACGAGCTCGAGACTCTGGTCCTCGCCTATCGCGTCGCCTCGGGCGTGTTCCCCGTCGAGTCGCCGCATCTGCCGGAGGCGCGTACGCTGATCGTCGAGGCCCTCAAGGCATGGGAACGCGCGCATCCGCCGGCGCCACTCGATCCGCTACTCCTATGAGCATGCCCCATCAGTGTCGATGCGGGACCTGCGGTCTTGAGTTCATGCCACAGGTGCCGGACCCATTGGACGCCGCCAATCTCGCCACCTACAACCGTGAGCAGGGCGTCAGACTATTGGCTGCGGCCATCATCAAGATCGCACCCAACGAGGCGCAGCAGATCGCCCAGCGCTGGGAGCAGCTGCGGGAGTCGGAGCAACGCGCGCTCGATGATTTCTTGGCCGTGCTGCGCGCACCATGAGCGCGACGGATAAATGCGCCTGGGACCATGACGGCACGGGCGTCTATACGCTGGGCTGCGACGGTGGGGATTACTACGGATCGCAGAATGGCGACTTCGATGCGCCGCCTGACTTCATGATTTATTGCTTCAACTGCGGTAAGGAAATTGACTGGTCGGCAGTGAACGACCAGGACGAAGAGCAAGCGACGCGGCCCGATGTCGTGGCGAAACACGCGCACCAGGGGTCAGTCGGAATCGATCGGGGGGAGACCTGCTTGCACTGCGGTAAGGACATGCACGACCCGGTGCACGACGTCGGCCCATAAAAAAGCCGCCTGGGGTCACCAGGCGGCTTAAGTCCATTTGCAACGATCAACACAAGGCGAGCCGGACTCTACCCGCTTTTGCTTCCTACTGGAAGGTCGCTGCTAGGACCGGTGCGGCCGGAGGCGCGACGGTCACGGAGGCCGGAGCGACTTCGGCGTTCGACAAAGGGCTGATATTGCCCGCCGTGTCCGTCACGAACACCGTGTAGGTGTCGCCCGGGTTGGCCGAGGGGTCCGTGAAGGTGAGGTCCGTCGGCAGCAGGCCCGCGCCGGCAACCGCGCTGTTGGTCTGCAGCGTGGTCTCGGGTCCGAGCACCGGCGGTGTGCCGGTCGAGCGCTCAACCTGGTAAGTGATCGACGCGATGTCGGTGGCCGCGAGCGGCGAGCCGTCCGTGCGGGTCGTCGGGATGGTAGCAACGAGAATGGCTTTCATGGAATCTCCTGAAATGTCGAAGGTAGCCGCCAGTTTGGGCGCGGCCGGGGTTGGAAGGAAACGCCGCAAGATGGTGCGGACCAGTTGGTCGACCAGTTCGAGATTCGCCTCGAGCTGCCTCAGCCTTCGACTCTCAAATTGTTCGATGCGCTCTAAGCGCGTAAGCCGGCGGTCGATATCGTGTTCGTTCATGGCGCGCACACTCTACAGCGGTCAGATGACGGTAGAAAGGCTCAAACGATGTCGGCGCTATCCTATACGACGATTGGCCATTGTCGCATGCCAGCGACCGGCATCCGCGGTGGTAGAATCCGCGCCCATGAAGTCTATGCGCACCATTGCGGTCGAGATTCGTCACAACGACGAGGCGCTCGGCCGTGTCTATCACAATGGCGCGGTCGAAGTGCACGATGAGGTGCCGGGCGCTGAACCCCGTTTCTGGATCGGCGCGCGTGCCTGGCACGCCGGCATGCACTCACGCATACCGCTTAGCCGGAAGTTTCTTCCAAGCCCAGGGCGACACATCGTCCCGTTCGTCATCCGGTAACTGCAAGTCATGGTAGCGCCGGGCGTACATCCAGACGATGACGCAGGTGGAGACATAGTCGTCGTGGTCACCGTTCGGGAACTTGGAGCACTCCTCCATGACCGCGTAGGAGAACGGCCGCGGCGGGTACCAGACGCAGCCCTTCTCGAGCATCAGGGACGCCGAGTTCGCGCGGGCCACGAGATCCCCTTCCTTGCCCTGCTTGCCGGATGACCCCGAGAGCTTGACGCCCTTGATCGGCAGGCGCTTCTTGCGCAGCTCCTGGATCAGGCTGTGCCCGGAGACCTTCTTTTCGATCAAGATCAGGTTCGGGGCGAACTCCAAGTTCATCTCGATGGCTTTCTTGCGCAGGTCCGGATAGCTATAGCGCTCCTGGACTGCGTCGAGCAGCATGATGCTGGTGCGCGTCTGCCCGAGCACGGGCTTGCCCGTATTCTTGTCCATGAACTGTTCGGTGTAACTGAACGTCCCCCAGGTCGTGCAGGCCGAGAAGTCATCCTGCTCCTCCTCCTCGAGCGCGGTGTCCCACACCTGGATGATCTGGTCGAAGCGCGGCATGGGGCGCTCCTCGCCGGCGTTCGCCCGCCATTGCGGCTGCACCCACGGCCGCCACCAGTGACGCTTCAAGATCAAGCCGCCTGTGCCCGCGGGGCGCTGGTTGTGCTGCGCCTGCCAGGCGGCCTCCGACATGATCCGTTTCTCGGCGTTGACGGTCTTCGCCGACATGCGCTTGGGGTCCAGGACTTCGCGCTCCTGGGTCCGCGGGTCCTCGAAGATGGGCTTGGCGTCAGGGAGGGGCCCGTCGCCTTTGTTCAAAAACGTGATGGTCTTGCGGGCCGGGTCGTACTCCTGGGGGATGATGAAATGGCACCAACGGCTGCCCTCTTGCTCGAGGACGTGGCCGAAGATGTCCATGTCGTGCGTGCGCTGACCCACGTACACCTTGCGGGCCTGGTCGGGGTTGTTCAGACGCGAGCGCCAGGCGTTGTCGTGCCAGGCCAAGGCGTTATGGCGGGTCTTGTCCGACTCGATCTTCTTGGCGTCGTGCGGGTCGTCGAGAATCTGAATGGTGCCGCCGACACCCGTGATGCGGCCCTGCAGGGAGCCGATCATCCGGTAGCCGCCCTTGCGGTTGCGGTACATGCCGGCGGTGTTCTCGTCGTCGTAGAGTTCGATTTCCCCTGGGTATTGCGTCTTCCACCACTCGGACTCGATGAGGCGGCGGGAGAGAATCGAGGCATCGCGCGCGAGCTGGTCGTCGACGCCGGCGGAGAGGAACTGCTCACCGGGTTCGTGCAGCCAGTGCCAGTCGGGCCAGAGCACGGAGACCAGCATGGTCTTCGACATGCGCGGCGGGACGTTGATCATCAGGAACCGGATCTCGCCTAAGGTCACGTAGGCTAAGTGATCGCAGATGGCGTCCATGTGCCAGTTCCACACCATCTTCTGCGGCTGCAGCGTCGCCCAGGCGCGCTTCGCGAATGTGCGTAACGAGCGGCGCGCCTCTTCGGCGGCGACTTGGGTCAGGTAGGCGCGGACGTGGCCAGGGGTGAGTTCCGCACGAGGCGGCAGCAAATCGCCGGAGAGCAGTTCGTACATCTACATCTCAGGCCCCTTGAGCCTGGCGGGTTTTATTTATCGGTTCACGGGGTCGACACTGATCCGGATATGGACCTTGGCGGTTGCTGCCAGTCGAAACAGCCAATTGACGGAGAAATACTCGTGCCGGCCGCTCCTCATCCTCGAGAGACGCATCCAGGTAACGTCGGCAAACTCGGCGGCATCGGCCAGGGTGCGGAAGCGCCTACGCAGATCGGCATCGATCGCCCGCATCAGCGCGAGCTTGAACTGCGCCTCGGTACTTAAGGGTTCGGGCACCTAGCCGCCCGCCTTACTCACTACCTCGTCGATCGCGGCTTCGCGGGCCCGGCCGCCGCTGCCGACGGGGAGCTCGTCGGGGGTGCCGGAACTGCCGGAGGCTGCGGGGTTGTGGGGAGCAGGGTCGGAGGCGGAGTCGGCGCCAAAGGCGCTGCGGGTGGGTGGCGAGACGGTGCGGCGGCCACCTTGGCGGTTGCCGCTCGAGTCTCTGGGATCGCCCTCGGAGGGTACCGCGTGCTGCGGACCGCGGGACACCGCGCCTTCCATGCCGGGCCGATGCGCCGGCTGATTGATTTCGCTTTCGTAGGTGGGATCGGCCATGGCGCGCTCCTAGATGATGCTATACGGGGCGCGTGCAAATATGTCATATCCCGGCAAGGCGTCAAGCGGAGGTCTTCTCCTGCACCGCGATGACACCCTCCTCGAGCGCGGCTTTCTCGACGTCCTCCGCCGTGAACCCCAGTCGCTGCGCGAACTCGAGACCGACCAGCGGCAGCATCTGGCGGGTGAGTGCGTGCAGTTTGCCGGTGGGCACGTTCTGGAACTCCAAGGTGTGATGGGTGTGCTTGTGGCTGTGGCGCTCGACGATGAGTTTCTCGGCGAACATGCCGTACTGCCTTCCTAAGCTGGTCAAGTACAGGTGCTGCTCGCGGATGGTCGGCAGCCGGTAGGAGATGCGATCGCCGCTCGAGCTCGTGATCTCGACCACCGCCCGCTGCTCTGCGGTCAGTTCCGAGTAGGGCTTCAAGCGTTCGGCGAACACCGGCTTGCCGTGCCACTCGACCGTGCGCTCGGTCGCCTGCTTGGCGCCTTTCTCCTTGACCCACTCCGTGAGCGGCTTTTCGGACATTTCATAGAACTCGGTCGGGTCGTAGAACACCCGCTTGACCATGCCCTGCAGGACCGCCTCATCGTCGATGGCCAAGCGCTCGGCGATGACCTTGGCCTTGGCCTCTTGGATGGGGCGCAGATAGTCGGCGAACTTCTTGAGCTTGGCGAGGGACAGGCGACTCGCGGCCGAGCGTGCAGTCGTGTAGCCGGCTTCGCGGTAGGCGCGGTCTTTGTCGAAGTGGTGCAGCCAGCGCTCGCAGAAGACCTTGTCCTGGTCGGTCTGGGGACCCAACTGCCGGGGGCGTTTTTTGATCCCCTTGCCTCGCCCCATCAGCGCAACGCAGTCGCCCGCTCGGCGCGCTCCCGGTAGGCTTTGCTATAGGCGAGTACTCGCATCGCCGGTACCGCGTCCGGCAGTTGCCGATACTTCCAGGGTGTTGCAAACCAACTGCCGTAGTCGATGAGCTCGATACCGACGGTGGCCATCAGTTTGCGCAGCACCTCTTCTTGGCTCACCGCGATCGCGCAGTGGCGGAAGGCGAGGCCCTCGACCTCGAATTCGAGGATCTCGCAGAAGATCGTGTCCTGGACCAGCCTCATAGCAGGTGTTTCCAGGCCCGGCCCAAGATGATCTCGCGGATCCGCTCGTAACTCACGCCGTATTCCCGGCTCAAGCCGCGGTAGCCAAACTGGGGGTCACGCGGGACATAGACCTTGCGTATCCGCCGCACCTGGTGGGCGTACAGTTTGGCCTGCGGGTTGCGGCGCCCCTTCGTGCGCGCCCGGGAAAACGGGGTCGAGGACTCTCCACCGCTGCCTATATGGATCACCGTCATCGCGGCACGTAGCTCCGCAGGTAGGCGGTGATGATCAGCGCGGCAGCCTCCCAGCCGTTCGCCACCTCGCAGCGCCATCCCAGCGCGAGCATGCGCTCGTGAAAGGTCTTCTGGTCATCCGAGGCGCCAGGCCCGCGGGTGCGCTTCATCTCGAGCCAGAGACCCGGACACTTCGTCGCCCAGATCGGCACCGGCAGGATGTAGTCCGAGGCGCCCGGCTGCGTCCCCATGGCCTTCAACTTCCCCATCGTGATGCCGCGGGTCTTCTTGTCGGCCCCCAGGTAGGCACCGTTGGGTACGTGGATCAGATAGTCTGAGACCAAGCCGCCGGCGAAGCGTTGCGTCTGCGCCCAGTCCATCAGCCAGCGGCACTCCTCGTACTCGAGCGGCACCGGCAACTGCGGCGTCCTCGCGCGTCTCGCCACTTTCGCCTTTTTAGCAGGCCGGATCTTCTCTGGCACCGGCGCCCCGTGGTGATCGCGCTTGAGCCCGTCGGCGTTCTCCATCGCCTTGACGGTCTCGGCCGGCAGCCCGCGGCCGCTGTTCTGCTGGAACTTGGCAAGGTTCGCGTCTTGGCGCGCCCGGATGTCAGCTAGGTCCTGTTCGGTGTAGCGGTATGGCATCAGCGCGGCACTCCCCTATTTTGCGTATCAAGGATGGCCTGCACTGTGTCGAGGCAGAACGCTACCTCGGGCGGCGGATGCAACTGCAGTCCATCCTTGATTCCGATCCAACCACCGTTGTAGCGCTCCGGCCGGCACTCCATCAAGAATTGCACGGTCCTACTCATGGCCGTCAACTGGGCCGCGTATAGCCCCTGAATCTCCATGCCGCGCTCGACGACCTTGTAGACCCTATCGCGATGCGCCGGCCGCATCGCCGCCATGTTGGCCTTCAGCTCGGGGATGGCCATGGTCTGTCGCTGAACAAGCGCGCTGATCGCGTCGACGGACTTCAGCGGCAGCCCTTGTATCATCATGAGTCGAGCCTCCGGAGTGTTTTGGGCGCCTTATGGCCGAACCGATCTTGCAGTAACACGCGCGTGACGATGGTGAGGTCCCGCCGGCAGTAGTCGTCGGCGATCTTCATCCACTCGTTCTGCTTGATCGGGTTCAACTGATCGGCGTAGAGCTCGCGGTAGGCTGTGATCAGTTTCATGGCGAGGCGATCGCCCAAATCGGCGAGCCGTTTTATATGGACAGAATTCACCCGCTGCCACTCGAGCGTTTCGCCGAAGGTCATGCCAGTCTCGCGTCATATTGCGGATGGCGAGTGTAGCCTCTACGCTCCCCACCATGCTAGATCTCGACCTCGAACGGTTCGCGAACGGCCTGCATCAGACCCGGGCCGGCTGGCATCTGCGCATGGCGATCCACGAGGCACGCATAGCAGTCGAACAGATCGGGCGCCTGGAACGGCGCAACCACCCGTACGGCGCCAAAATGATCAACGACTGGCGGCGCACCTACATCAAAGCCTGCGAGAAGGCTTCAGAGGCCATCGACCAGCTCTGGGATAAGCACCAGTGGCCGGCCGATGGCGCGCGGCGCCGCGACTTCGAGTGGAAACCTAGACCTTCGGCTTCGCGGCGGTAGTGGCTGCGGCTGCGTCGGCCGCCTGAATCGCCGCAACCAGGGCTGCATGGTCGGCTCCGTACTGCGTCAGGACCGCGTTCACGTCATTGGCCGACACCGGTTTGCCCTCGGTCGCCTGCTGGAACAGCGCGAGCAGTTGGGGCGCGGCGCCCAAGAGGCTGGTCAGCAATCCTAAGATCACCGCGGGCGTCATGATTGCACCGCCGGCGGCGTCAACTTCACGGTACAGGCGTCGAACGTCTGGATGGTCAGCGGTTTGGTCGTTAAACACGCTGAGAGCACCGCCAGTGGCCCCAGGGCCTGGGCGAGGTTACCGGTCGCCACCCCCGTGTTGCCCGTCTGGGCGGCTCCGTACGCGACGTCCAAGGTCATTTTGATCGAATCCGTGATCGACATGACCTTCTTGGCCTGCGCCGAACTGATGAGACCGGATTGCAGCGTCGAGGTCGTGGTCTTGATGACCAAGTCCTCGGCGGTCACGGCATTCGCATAGAGCGCATCAAACGTCTGTAGTGCCGTCGGCGCCGGCGTCCCTGGTGTGGCCGGGGGGACCTGACAGCCACTAACCGAGAGTGTGGCTGCCCCCAAGAGGGCCAGCACCAGGATTGGGAGTAGCAGCGGGGATAGCAGCCGGCGTGGCTGTGGCGGTCGCGGTAGCAGGTTTAGCAGGTGACGCATTCGGATCTCCAGGTTGAACGGACAGGGCAAGGGTCGGCGCCCCGGGGGGCGGCTGATTCGGGTCCGGCAGCGCCGCGGGGCGCGAGCGCGCGAAGAAGAAGTTCATCTGCAGCGTCAAGATGGTGATCAGCGCTGCGATGACGGAGGTCAAGATGGTCGTGCCGGTCTCGCTCAGTTGCGTGTGAAAGAGCACCAGCACGAAGACCAGCGCGATGATGGCCATCAACAAAATGGCGGTGAACCCTACCTGGGCTTTGGCAAGCAGTAGGTCAAGGTCCGTCTGCTTCACGTGGTCCCGTGCCGCAGCAACATGATCGCTCCGATCAGGCAGGCGACGCCCAGCCAGCCAAAGTGCGGGGGCGGCCGCGGCGCCGGCGTGGTGAAGAACGTCCAGAACGCCTGGATGATGCAGAACACCAAGGCGAAGACCAGCAGGATCAGAACCCAGTTATTCATGACGGCGCTCCCGGGACGGTGATATCAGCAGGCCAATTGCCAGTTTCTATCATGGTCTCGAGGCGTCCGGCTCGGGCGGGGCCGACTTGCGATGTCCATAACTGGTCACTGCGGATCTCGGCGACGGCGGAAGCATAGTCTTGTTTCGCCATGAAAGACAAGAAATGCGGCCAGCGCAGGAGCCCGGCGACGCCGATGTTGTAGGCGATATCAGCGAGCGCCACCTGCCGGACCGGGTCTAAGGCGGCGTACCAGACGAGATACTTGGCAAGCCCGGCTTGCACCTTGGCAATCCGGTTCTGCTCAATGAACTGCAGTTCCACGGCGTCGAAGCCGGTCATGAGATTGATGCCGATGCCGGCCGAGAGGTTGCCCTTGAGTGTGTCGCCCTTCTGGAATGTCTTGCCGGTGGCGTCATCGTAGATGTACTGCCGGTCGCCCTCCTCGACCTCGAGTTCGGCGTCCAAGTGTTCAATCGGTGTGGGTGTGTTCATGCGTGCCTCGTGAATGCAAAAACGGCGGATGCGATCGCGGCGGCGATCGAAATGACAGACACCAGCATCAGCCAACCCTGGTGCAGACCGACACCCTGGTCCTGCCGGCTGTTGACCCGCTTGGTGAGTTCTTCGATCTTGTCAGAGAGCACCCGGAAGGATTGCTCGGCTTCGCTGCGCGGCATGAGGAGGCGAGCCGAGTCGGCGAGCGCACCGCGGAATTCGTTCATCGACTCGAAGCGCTTCTCGCTCGCCGACTCCGCCTTGGTCACCGCCCGATCGGCCGCGGCCAGGGCGGCAGAGACCGCCTTCTCGGCGGCGGCGAGCGCGGCGGCCACCGCCTTTTCCTGGGCGTCGAACCGCATGTCGACGTACTGCTCGAGGGAGATGTACTCGCCCGCGAGCGGCGCTTTTTGCGGGTCGCTCATCGGCGCACCGGGTCGCTCGAGCGGGTACGTGCACCGGTGGAACGATAGGGGATCTCATCGATCCGCTCGTGGATACGCGACAGGCCGTCCTCGATGCGCTCGAGCTTGCGGGTGTTCTCGCTGTGCATGGCGGTGCGCGCCTGGGAGATGCTGTCCAGGTGCCGGGTCAACTCCTCCCGGGTCACATAGGTGGAGAGCAACTGCGTGTGTCCGTCCTGCAGGTCATCGATTTTCTTGCGGTAGATCGCGGCAAGCGCGCTCAACAAACCCACGAAGCCTCCGAGCAGCCAGTTGATGATGGTCTGAGTCGTTGAATCGGGTGTGACAGGTTCCATTCAAGCAAATGCCTCCAATGATTGCACCACGCGCGGTCGCGGCTGTTCGGGCAGTGAACGCCACAGTTCAGCGAAGGCCGGCATCCCGGCGTCGCGCAGGGCAGCCGCTGCGTCATCACGGCTCCTCCCCTCTATCAGCGACGAAATCTTATCCGCGGCCTCACGGGCCTTGATCTTGTCCTGCCGGATGTCCCGCTCGGTACCGCGCTCCTTCAATTTGGAGTCACGGATCTCCTGCCGCAAGGCTTCGACTTCCTCTTTGTCGCCCTTCTCGGTGGCCTTTTTAAGGCGCATCTGCAGACCCCGGATGTAGGACTTCTCCGTCTCCCGCATCTGGTAGCGATCCATCTGCTCAGGGGAGGTGACCCGGGCTGGCGCCGGGCCAAACCCGATGTACGGCATGGTCGAGAGCACCTTGCCGCGCGCGTCCATCTCGCCCGCGCCTACGAACTGCTTCGTCCCCTGAATCGAGAACGGCACGACCTGGCGCGCCCCGTAGGCGAGGCTCTGCCAAGTCTGTTTCTCCCATGAGTCGTCTGGGAACCGGATGGCGTTGCCGAAGAAATCCTCATTGGCATAGATCGAATGCAGGATCCCGAAGAGCGGGTTCGCCTTGTTGATCAGCGTGGTCACCGGCTGGGTGCCGTACTCGTACAGGTCCTTGGTGTAGGAGGGCATCGAGATGCGTTCTTTGGTCCCGTACTTCGTCATGCGCCCGGTCCACGGGAAAAAGTAATCCTTGAGCTCCTGCGGCCCTTTGCCCGTGAGCAACTGCTGAATGATGGCCCCAACAATCATGGTCGTACCGATGAGCGCCAGCGTGTACGGGATCTTGTGCCCGACCTTCTCCGCGACGCGCTGCAGTTTGGACTTCTGCGCCTCATAGTCGAGCCGCGCTTGGGATGTCTTCGAGAGCGGCGCCGCGGGCAGTTCCGCCGGCGCCCCGCGCGCCATGTAGTCCAAGAGCTTGACCACGTCGATGGGCGCGCCCCCGAGTTCGCGGATGGTGCCTAAGTTCCACCCCACCGCCCGGACCATCATGTGGTTGACGTCCTTGAACGTGCGGTTCCAGAAGACGTTGTCGTACACCATCTCGCCTAAGCGGTTGTCGACCGAGTTCCAGATGCGCTGCATGGCACCGGCGAAGGCGACCGGGTCCTCGAGCGGATTCCTGCGGATATGATCAGCCGCCAGGTCCGAGAAGACGCCCAGTTTCTGGAGCGGCACGATGTGCTCCATGATGATGCTGGTCGACGCCCGGGTCATGCGGCCGGCGATCTCGAGGCCGGACATGATGGGCAGCACTTTGAGCGGCTCCAACTGCCAGATTTGCTCGAGGTCACGCCATAGCCGCATCGCGTACTGCTGCGGGAAGGAGGTCAGGACCTTGGTGAGCGACTCGACCTCGCCGCGCGGTTTGGTGAGCGCCGCCTTGACGTCACTCGCCAGCGTCGCGAATCCCACGCCCTTGAACGGCGAGAGCCCTTGCGCGGCCTGGAAGTAGTTGTCCATCTTGACCCGGCCGCCGGCGGCGGACAGGCCCTCGACGATGCGGCGCATCTCGGGGCTCGCGGTTTTGGGATCCACGTAGGCCCGCATCAGGCGCTGGCCACGGATCAGGTTCATGGCCGCCCCGCCGATGCCGGTCGATGCCTCCAAGAACGCGGCCACGGCGCGCAGCGGCTCGCCGTGCGCCAGCCGCTCGATGGCGAGGGCATTTTTCGATATAACGGCATCCAGCGTGGTGAACCCTAAGTGAAACGCCGAGAACCCCAACTGCAGCGCATTGGCAGCGTTCGACATCGCGCGAAAGATCTGCGCCGGCAGGAAATTGCGCAGCGCCGAGCTCGACAGATGATTGTTGATCACCCGCGCGGCGTCGACCGGCATGATGTACTTGCCGCGCTCGATGAACCCCTGCTCGGTCTCGCTCCACTGCCGGACGCGCCCGACCGCGTCATTGATTTCAGCCCAGTCATCCGGACGAAGCTTGCCGCTCGGGAGGAACTTGGCCAGCCCCTCGTCCTTGAAGCGCTGCATGAGTTTTACGCCGGCGTAGAAGCGCTGCATCTCGCGCAATTTCGCAAAGGCCAGAACCAGCGGGTTGGTGCTGATCGGCGTCAAGCCTGCCTCGAGGCCCTCTTTGGTCGTCGGGATAGTCCGCTCTTTCAGGAACGATGCCGGGCCCTTGAGCGGTCGGCGGCCGAAGATCTGGCCGAATATCTTTTTGGCCTGCGCGTCGTTTTGCCAGATGTGAGGAAAGTAGTTCTCGATGAAATTGTCGAGCGCGCCTACGCCCAGGCCGCGGATGTTCTCCCGCCAGCCGTCGAGTAGCTTGCGGATGGTGTCCGCGGCCGGTTGCAGATCGGGGCGCGTCGGCCGCCCGCCCTCCATCGCGTCGATGAAGTCGTACCGGTCCTGCGTCCCCAGCAAGTCGAATTGCTTGGAGTAGCGCTCGAGGTCCTGCAGCGCCGCCTCCGAAGCCTGCGCGAGCTCGCCCAGCGCTTCCCTGGTCACTAGGGCCGTCGCCCGGGCCGGCTCCGACACGCCGGCAGGATCGGCGATGCGGCGTAGCGATAGCGTGAACTCGTTGTTCGGGATGGCGGCGACGGCGCGTCGCACCAGAGCGTAGGCGCCTTTCTTGGGTGAAGGCGGCTCGGTCCCCGCGCTGCCCTTGCGGCGTTTCAGGAACATCGGCTGACCCGCCATGACACTATCCCGCATAGCGGGTGTGATGCGCACCATGTGGGCCGGTACCGGCGGTGAGAGCGACTGCGCAGCATCCAACGCGGCGACATGATTGGCCAGGAAGTGACGCTGCTCGTTGGTCCCTGACTGCATGATCCGCTGGTATTGTTCCTCAGCGCCTTCGTGCGGCAGGTTTTGCGAGTCCTGCCAGCGGCGAAGCCCCTCGCTGAGCTTAGTCAATTGAGACTCTCGGCCAGAATTCTCGACTGGCAGATTTCCAGCCTCGACCTTGCCGCCCCACTTCTTGACCAGTTTGCCAACGGTCGCCGGCAGGATCTTGTCGTAGAAGGACTTCATGCCTTCGCCGCCGACCTTGAGGTCGAGGCCCTCGTACTTGACTGCTGGCAGGCCCGGCGGCTGATTGGCGATCTTGACTGCCATCTCCTTGCCGATCAGGCGCTCGAGCGCAGATTCCTGGACCTCACCGTTGTGGATCGTGCCGCCGGCCTTGTTGACGATGTGCACCGTGTAGGTATTGGACTTCTCGCCGCCGTGTACATGCTTGATCGCGCCGATCTTGCTGACGTGGTTCTGCAGGTTATAGCGCTCGGCATTGGTCTCCCCGGTGTCCCACGACACCGCGTCATAGCCACGCTCGGCCGCGTAGCGCAGCATCCGCTTCATGGCGAGCTCGGGCCAGGTCGTCTTAAATGGCGCGTTGGGGACAGGCGCCCCGGTCGATCGCGACTCATTGCGGATATCCATATTCACCCGCGCCAGGGCTTCGCGTAGTTCCGGGGTGGTCCGCAAAAAGGCTCGGTGAGTACCTACCGCGTCCATGGCGTCCTGAGCCGTCGGGAAGATCACCTCCTGGTTGAAACTGCGGCGGTGGCTGCCCTCGTCCATGACCATCCAGCCCGGCTCGCTGATCCCGCGCAGCACCGTGACCTCGCCCTGAGCCGTCTGCGCCTTGTAGAGCACGCCCTCGTGGCCTTCCTGGTGGCTCTGCAGATCCTCGCCCTCCTCCCACTCGAGCGGCGCGCGGGTTTCTTCAATCTGCCGCTCAATGTCCGCCTTCTTGTCCTGGAGCGCCTTGAGCGCGGTGTCCTCCCCGACATAGCCCTTGCGGCGTCCCTCCTGATGCCAGTCCGACTGCACCTCGTGGACGTGCAGGACGCGCTCGCCGTTCGGGCCCACCCGGTCATCGAAGCGCACGTGCGCCAGCACGTTCTTCTGATCCCAGTGGGGGCTGTCATATGCTTGGGCCCGCAGCTTTTGCTGTTCGGCGTAGTAGGCATCGTGGCGCGCGCGGAGCTCCGCATAGCGCTGCTTCATGGCCGGCGAGAGCGCCTGCTTGGCGAGCAGTTTTTCGTACAGGATGGTGAGCTCACCATTCTCCGGACCAGTCAGGAAAGGCGTTTTGGCCTCGCGATCGAGCTTCATCAGGAGCTCGCGGTAATTCTCCCCGCCTGGCGTCTTCCACTGACTGTACTGCGTCATCCCGGTTACTTCGCCCGGCTCGTTCGTTTCATAGAACGGCGCCATGAGTTTCTCAGGTACGCCGTGCGACTCGAACTCGCCGATCGTCTCCTCATCACCGCCCATGGCGCGGGAGATCGCCTGGTTCAAGTCTTCCATGGCCGACGGGTCCAAGGCATCGACCTCGCCGTGTTCGAGGAACCACTGGCGCAGCGCATGCTCATCGGCGCCCTTACCGCCCATGCCGAAGAGTTCCTCACCCAATTGCACGCGATGCGCATTGACGTACTCGGCCACCTCGTCCTTGGTGACCCGGCCACGGCCCTCGAGCCAGTCCTTGAGGCCGGTCCACTGGATCTCCTCCGCCTTGACGCCCGGCATGTTGCGTAAGGTCGCCTCCCACTCGGCGCCGGTGCCCTTGTCGCGCTTGGCGGCGTCGACCGCTTTCGCCAGGCCCGAGTAGAAGGTATCCTCAGGACCCGCGAACGCTGGGACAGCATCGGGACCGCCGTCTTTCGTCTGGGTTGCGGTACCCCGGCGTAGGAATGACTCGAGATCCCCCAGCGTTCGCTTCACGAAGAGGTCGTCGAACTTCTTCGGCAGCCCCATGACACTCCGTATCCAATCCCGCAGCATTCCCATCAGACGGTCGAGCCATCGCTTGGCTTGGGCCGGTACCGACTGATCCGCCGCATAGCGCTGGCCGTAGTAGGCGAGCACCTCCTCCGCCGCGCGATTGCGATGGTGGGCATTGAGAGGATTGAACGTCCCCGGGAACTCCGACTGGCCACGGGCGCGGAACTCCGCCGGCATGGCCTTTCTGATCCCGTCCAAGATCGCCTGATATCGGGCATCACGGGTATCACCAAAGGCCGCGCGCAAGCCGTAGTGCGTGATGTACTCGTGGGCGATCGAGGAGATCACATCTTCCGGGCCCTCGAACTGGTCGCCCACCAGGTAGATCTTGTTCGTCTCCGGGTGCATGAACGCGATGACATCACCCGGGTCCTTGTCGGCAAGGTCGCTGGCCAGTGCCGGGTCGCGTTTGAGCTCGGCCAGGTTCTTGGCGATGACAACGTCCGGCTTAACCCCGAAGCCGCCGATGAACTTATCGACCGTCTGCCGGATCTCGGGCGTAGACATTGACGGCTCAATTTCCCCGCCTTCACCGCGGCGGTAGAGCACCGACTTCTCGCCGTCCTGCTTGGTCTGGAAGGTATCGACCAGGCGCTGGATGGCCGCATTGATGGCCGGTCGATCCTCAAGCGGATAGGGATTGCCCTTGTAGCCGGTCGCATAGCGCTCGCCCTCGGCGCCCTGGACCAGGTAGTCGCTCTGGTTGCCCTCAGCCTTGATCTTGTCTTGGACATAGCCCTCGAAGGCGCGCGCGAACATCTCCGTCGGCCGGCGCCAATACTCGCCCAGCGCTTGGGCATTCCGGATGTAATGCGTCGGTCGCTCGCCGAAGGTACCTTCCGGATTCGCCCGCGCGCCCTCGATGCGCTTGCGCACGTCGGGGATCTGCACATCGTTGAGGAACGACCGCTGATTGTTGAGGGCCGGGTCGCCAGGGCTCGTCTTCAACATCTCGTCGATACGGTCGATGCGCGCCCGCATGTTCTCGAGCGACAGTTCGCCATCGCGGATGAACTCCGCGGCGCCTACCTTGCGCTTGAACAGCGCCTCCATGACCCCGTTCCAGGCTTCCTGCATCTCGGGGCGCAGATGGGCGAGCGAGCGCCGATCGGCATACCAGCCAGACGCACCGCGAGCGCCCGTCGTGTAAGCATCCGAACGGCCGAACTCGCCCATGTAGTGATCGAGCGCATGGGCCCATTCGTGTGCAAGCGCGCCGGCGCCGTTGATCTTGGTCATGTTGATGACCAACTTGCCGGGCTCATAGTGCGCCGCGAACCGGCCGCCGCCTCGAGCTCCGAGCGCGAGGCCCATGGTGCCGTTCAAGCTCAGCGCCTTCGGGGGCAGGTTCATGATGCGTGCCAGGTCCTGCAGGCCCTCATAGGCATAGTTGAGCAGCCGCTGCCGCTCATCGTTCGCCGCCCAGTTACCGAACTCAAGGCCACGGAAGCCTAAGTCCTTGACGAAGTCGGTGCTGGTCACATCCCCGGTGCGCACGGGCGGCCCGATGCGGTTGATCTCGTCCAGGTGCGGCCGCTTGGGCTCCGGCGGACCTTTGTCCTTGACGACCGCGCCCGGTTCGGCGGCCTCCTTGACCTTCTTCGCGGGCCAGCCGGCGGCGAGCAGCTGGTCCGCCTTGCGCTGATCGCTGTAGGCAATGTGCAGCGTCGAACGGCGGCCTTTCTGAATGGACCAGAACTTATCCCGCGCTTCTTTCTCCTCCGGCGTCGACGCAATCGAGTAGCCGCGGGGCATCTTGAGTTCGGTCGCCAGCGCATTGCCGATCTTGCCGATGTCCTCCGGAGTGTCGGCCGCGAGCATCATGTCGCGCACCCGCCCCATGATCTCGACGTAATGCCGGCGCCCTTCCGGGGTATTCATGCGCGGCTTGGCGGCCAACTGGTCGAACAGCACCTTGGCCATGGCGAGGGTCTTCGGGCTATGACCGTCGTCGATCAATTGCTGCCAGTTGGGGTTCCAGACGGCCTTCTTGTTGACCAGCGTTGCGGCCTCGCCTTCCGACATGCTGGAGAGGTCCGCGAGGCGCATGCCGCGCTCCGCCCATTTGTCCTTGCGCGCGCCACCGATCTTCTCGCCGGCGTCCTCGAGCGCCCCGGTCGGCTTGATACCCAACTGCTGTTCAACGGCGGCCAATCGCTCGGTGACCGTCTTCGGCACATCGGTGAGATCCGTCTGCTGACGCGCCTGGCTGAAGAGGTCCCCGGGCTTGCCGGTCTCGACCGACTCTTGTCCCGTGTTGCGCTTCTTGTCGAGCGCCGCCTCGAGCTTCTTGATCTCGTTCTTGACGTGATCGACCGCACCGAAGAGGTCCTGCTGCACACCCGGCGGCTTGCCACCGCGCTGGAACGGGATCCGGTCGAGCTCCTCCTCCGACTCGGCCTCGGTAGCCAACCCGGCGCGTTCAATCTCCCGCTCGAGGCGGTCCTGCTCCTGGCGCAGTTGCTCGAGGCGCGCCACGGCCTGGTCGACCGATAGCTTGGCGAGCTCGGCATCGCTCAACGGCGTGCGCCAGTCTTTGGCCGCCTCCGGCAGGCGTGAGTCGTTGTGGCTGGAGAAGTGCTGCTTGCCGCGCAGTTCGTCGTCGATGCGGTCTAAGAGGACATTCGGCGAGTAATGACCGTGCTCATCGGTGACCGGATAACCTGCCTCCGCCAGCGCTTCCGCTGCGTGGTCGAAAGACATGCCGCCTGCACGGAAAGCTCTCTTGATTCCAACATGAGCAGCTGCAAGCCGCATATCCGCGGGGTCGACACCCTGGGATCCAGCTTCTTCGCTATCCAGGCCACGCGGATGGCGAGCCAGGAATTGGAGAATGCTGTCGTGGTGAGGATCTGGGCCAGGAGATCGTTTAACCGTGACGCGCGGTACCGACTCGGGGTCGATGGGCTTGGTGAGGTCGCCCTCTTTGAGCCAGCGCTTGAGCTGGGACGGGGACAGTTCCGTAATGCCCCCCAACCCTTTCCAGTCTTTCGGGTAGTGGGATAGATACTGAGCCCGAGCCTCCGCCTCATTACGTACGCCAACTTGGACCTTGTGCTCATCGAACTCACCCTTCGGGTTCAACTGGTCGATCACATAGGCTTTGTCCGCGTCCGCGTGCGGGCCCATCATGATGTCGATGCCGTCTTCGTCGGCACCTTTGGTCCCCGGAATATACCCGTAGTCGGCGCGCATCAGGCGCTTGCCCGGCTTGCCGGTCCGCGCATCGACGAACCGCCGGTACTGGCCCTTCGTGTTCTCAATCTTGATCGGCAGCCCGTGCCACTCGACCGACGGCTTGAAGTAATTGCCGGCGGCCGCCTGCGGGCCGGTGGGGACGTCCGGCTTGCGCTTTACTTCTTGGCCGAGGACTTCGGCGGCAGGCGCACCCCCACCAGCCGGAAGCCCTGCTTCACGAGCCCGGATGCTCGCGTTCGGAGGCTGTTCTCCGCGGGCAGCACGGACGCCTTCGGCTTGCCGTCCTTGCTTGGCGGCGTTGAGGTTGCCTTCGGCTTCTTCGAGTGTGGTGCCTGTGCCATGGGAGAGTCCTACCCCTTTGAGTTCAATGGTGCGGCCGTCCGGATGCGCAAACGTGAGTGTTGCACCATCGAGACGCGCCTTCGCTCGAGCCATGGCCGCCTCTGCGGCCGCATGATCGTCGCCTTGGACGACGAATTCGTCCCCCGAAATATGATAGGCATTGCCGCCTGACTCCTCGTGCAGCGCCTGCGCCACGGTCTTGAGCAACTGGTCGCCGCCCTCGTGGCTCGCGTTGTCGTTGATCCACTTGAGTGAGTCCACGTCGACCGACACCTGCGACGGCTTCTTGGCCGAGTCCTCATAGGCCCGGCGGTTGGGGATCCCGGTCAGCTCGTGCGTGAGGAGCGCGGCCTTCATCTGCTCCGGCGTCATCTGGTCGACGCGCTGGCGCAGGCCCGTGGCGGAGCGGCGTTCGACCTGGGCAACAGGCTGCGTGCGCTCGAGCTCGGTCTCAGGCGCCCGCTCGCCCGTTTCAGTAATGTCCTTAAAAGTTGCAGGTTTACCCTGTTTCGTTTCACCTGAGGGAGCTTTTGTTGCACTGGGAGGCGTTTCCGTCTCACTTGCGGCGGGTTTCGTACCCACGACCTTGCGCGCCTGCGCCATCGCCTGGCGTGCCGCTTCGACGGTATCGAACTGGGCAACCGGCTGGCCTTTCACATGGACCGACCAGCCTTCTTCCTCGGGCTCGAGGGTTACATCCGACCGCTTCTCGGCCGCGGCCGCCGCGGTATTGAGTGCGTCGACCTTGGCTTGATACGTGGCCCGAGCACCCGCGGCGCCGGTTGGCGCCTCGGCACCGGCGGCAGCGGCGCCTCCGCCGGCAGGACCAGTTCCTCCAGGTCCAGGCGCAGCCCCCGGCGCGGCGGCTCCCGGGCCTCCTCCAATTCGGGGAGTGCCGCGAGGAGCGCCGCCAGCGCCAGGAGATGTCGGTTCATAGCGATGCGTGTCCTCGTTCCATTCGTAGCCGGGATAGGTTTGCCCTGGCTTCATCTGCGGGCCGCCCATGGCATCCGATGCCGCCTTGACGCGGTTCAGGAGCTCATCGGCGTCCAGGTCCCGCCGCGCCTGCGCTGCTCGAGCGCGCTCCGGCGCCCCCATGGCGTCATGCGCGATCGCGATCGGCGCGGCCGTTATTGCGGACGTGACGCCCGTGTAGGCAATGTCTTTGAGCGCATCCGAGAGCGTCGTCTGCTCGTGGACGATGCCGGTATCGACCGCCTTCTGAATCGACGCCTGCAACATGCCACCGGCGCCGTTCGCGACCATGGTGCCCGCAATCCGCCCACCGGCAGTCTGGCCCACCGCGGCGCCCACGATGCGGTCGAGCACCGCCTTGCCGGCCGGCGAGCGGGAAAGGACCGCCGAGACGGGGATGGCGCCCGCCGCATCGCCCACCGCATAGAGGAAGCCGGCGGTGTTGGCGATCTTGTCCGAGCTCGCCGCCAGGTCAGCCGCTTGCTGCCGGAGATCATTCGTGACCGGGTTCAAGCCGCGCTTGCCGCCGATCGGCGCGGCGTCATCTAACTGGTCCGCCTTCTCGAGGATGCGACTCACCTGGTCATCGATCTTGTTCTTGGCGTCCTCGCGTTGCGCCGGCGCAAAGAGTGCCGTCGCCGTCGCAGCACCGGCGCCCATGCCGACACCCGGACCGCCGACGGCAGTCCCGGCGACCGTTGCGCCCGTCACGGCCGCGAGATCGGGGATGGCGAGCGCGGCGTTGAAGGCGATGCCCTTGGCGCTCCACGGGTCGAGCTTGCCGTTCTTGAGGTCTGAGGGCTGCCAGACGCGCTCATCGGCCCAGGCTTGGTTGCGAGTCCCGCGGCCGGCGGTCACATTGTCGCGGCCCGCCTCGAGCGTCGCCTGCGCGCGCGCCGCGTTGTCCGCCTGCTGCTCCGGAGACAATCCCGATATCGCACTCCAGTCACCGGCGAACTCCTGCGGTGAGATCCCCAAGGACCGCGCCGTCTTCTGCACCAGCGGATCCTTGGCGAGCTGATCGGAGGGGACGATGCCCTTGTCCGCGCCCATCCGGGCCGCGACCTGGGGCAGGACATTGAGGGCCGCCGCCTGCCGCTCGGCGCTCTGCACCTGCGCCGCACCCGTCGTCTCCTGATACCCGGCCTTGAGCTTGCCGAACTCAGCACCGACCAGGTGCGGATAGGCCGTGGCCAGCGTCGAGACGTCAGGCCCCGACGTGAACCGGTCCGCCTCCTCGCCCACCGATTGGCGCAAGGACGGCAGGATGCCGGTCACATAGCGCTGGTCGGTATCCGAGGGGCTCGCGGGTTCGTGGCCGAACAGCAGTTCCTTGCTGCGCTGGAGGAGGCCGATGGAGTTATCGACCGGATGTGCAGCCGGATCCTGATGCGGCCGGACGAGCGCCGGGACCGATGCGGTATCGGGTCCGACCGGCTTCCACGGGTCTTGCGCGGGGGTCGCGGCCGGCGCTTGAGTATCGGCACCCTGAGCAATCCAGCCGGCGCCCACGTTACTGCCTCGTCAGCGGGCCGCTGCTCACCTGAGTGGGCTGGCCATCGATGCCGATGGTCCACTTCCCCTGCGCGCCGAAGTCGCGAACCATGCCCGGCTTCAAGCCCTGCAGAGCCTGGGGCGGTGGCTTGTTGCCCGGCTGCACAATGGGCGCGTTCGCTTTGGTGACCGCGCCGGCGCCGTACTGATCCAAGATGTACTGGTCGGCGACGCGCTTCGCCTTCTCATCATCGCCCATCGTCGCCTGCATCACCGACTTATAGATCGCCGCATGGTCCGCGTTGACACTGCCGGTCTTGGGCTTGAACGCAATCTTGGCGGCCGTGTCCTGGTCCATGCCGAGCACATTGGTCAGGTACTTGTGGGTGCGCACCGCGGCGGGGTCCTGGTTCGACTTGTCGATCCCGGAACCGGCTTCCTTGCCGAGTACTCGTCCCTGGAAGGGCTTGCCGTCGATGCCGGTCACGGGCTCCGCGTGCGCATGGCCGTCCTCATCACGCACCAGCGTGTGAATGACGCCACCGGGCCCGACCGCGTAGGTGGCGGCGCCCATCCCGGCGGATTTGGTGGCCGTGGCGCCAGCGATGTCCTTGAAGGCGCCGGCCACGTTCTTGGTCTCGGTCGTCTCATCGAGATTGCGCTTCTCCTGAGCGGCCATCGCGGCGGCCGGCGTACCGATCCCGGCCTGTTCTTTCGCGCGCGCGGTCTCGATACCCTGCGCCTGCGTGTCATACGCCTTCTGCTTGTCCGCAATCTGTCCCTGGTTGGCGTCGTGCTGATCGGACATGACGCCCGCGAGCACCGCGCCCTGGTTGGTCGTCGCCGGCGCGGAGGCTTTCATGAGGTGCAGGCCGAATTCGAGCAGCGCCGCGAACTTCTCCTTCTTGGTCTGCGGTTCATCGTCCGACGGGCGAGCGCCCATCTGGGACTTCATGTTGTCGTACTTCTCGTCGATGTCGCCGTGCTGCTTCTGCCACCAATCCATGTAGTCGGTGCGCGACTGCGGCTTCATGGCATTCAAGAGGTCCAACGTGGTCTGGGCCTTGGCGAGCTTCTTGGGGTCGTACTCGGGCTTGACGTCTGGAGTGGCGATCTCGCCCTTGCCCGTGCCCTGCTGGATGGTGCGGCCCGGCTGCGGCTGTGACAGCGGGGGAGCCGCGCCGGCGCCGGGTGCGGCTGGCTGCGACGGGGAGGCGGCGGGACCCGGCGGCTGGCCACCCTGAATGGGCGGCATCGACGGCTGCTGGACGTCGGAGAGGTCCGGATCGGGAGCGATGGTGCCGGCGGCCATGGCCTAGCCCCCCTCGATCGATGGCATGGTGGGCGCTTGACCCGGGTCGACCGTGATGTTGGAGAGACTGTTCGAACCCGTGGTCGCACCCGAATCGTACATCCCCGCGCCAGAAGACCCCATCGGCGGCGCACCCGAGCCGCTCGAGGAGCCGCCACCGAAGAGGCCGGCAACCGTGGAACCCAACCCCAGCAACTGATTCGCCGTGTTCGACTGAATGGCCGGCGTCTGCGCGGGACTGCCCTTGGCACTGCCGACCGCAGAGATCAGCGAGCCCAACTGCTGCGCGCTCCAGTTCTGCTGACGCATGAACTGCGCGTACTGATTCGAGAGGTCGGTCTGGGCGATCACCTGGGCGACACCGCCCGTCTTCATGAGATCGCTGATCTGCGAGGAGGTCATGTTGGTGACGTCCATCCCCGCCTGTTCGTAGGCACTGGCCGCCGCCAACTTCTGCTGGTTGTCCGACTGCCAGGTCGAGATCGCCTTGTCGTAGGCGTTGGCGTTGCCGGTCGCCGTCAACTGCCCCACGTTCAAGTTCTGATCGGCCGCGAGCTGGCCCTCTTGGATGGCCTCGCGACTATTGCCGAATGATCCCGACCCCGCCGCACCGCTCTGGATGCCAGCCAAGCTTTGCAGATACTGCTTGTTCGAGGCCGCGACCGACGCATCAGTGACCGCGGCCGTATAGGGACTCATGTACTTGGAGGCCGTATCGGCGTTCCAACCGTTATTCGCCACCTGACTGATGAGCCCGGTCGCTTGCTGGTTGTCGCCCTGGGCGATGCCATTGGTCGCGGTCGAGGACGCCAGGCTGTATGCCTGCTGCTGATTGCCGGACATGGGCGCGGTCATCGTGCCGGTGTAGGGCGTGAACGGCTGTTGGGCGACGTTCTCCGCCTGGTTCAACATGCTGCCTTGCGCGCCCGCCAACTGCGCCGCGCCGGCGTTGTTCTTCTTGGCCGCCGATGCGGCCGACTGGTTGCTGGCGATGCTCTCGCCCGCGTCGATCGCCGCGATACCTGCTGAGACCCATCCGGCTGGCATTGTTACCCTGCCTCGGCAGGCGGCGCGGCGCCCGCATAGTGATAGTCGTAGCACACCGGCTGCTGCAGTCGCATGCAGATGATGAGCGTGATCCGCTCCTCGTTCGTCGGGTTCTCGACCCAGTGCGTCTTCGAGTTATCGAAGGCGAAGAGATCGCCGGGCTTGGTCTCGAGTTTGTAGCCCTCGTAACAGAACTTCTGGCCCTTGGCCGCCTTGATCTGGACGCCGAATTTGAGGTAATGCTCGGCGTGCCAGCCCTTGTCGATGTGCTTGCCGACGCTGCACTTGGGCGGTATGCGCGTAATCAGCACCATGCCTAACCGCTCGGCGTAGAACATGCGCATGAGATCGAACACCAGCGGTTGCAGGTACGGTAGTTTGTCGTACGCGCCCCACCACACCGATTCATGCTCGCCGTTGAAGGCCGCGCGATCGCCCGTCCAGTCCTTCCAATCACGGAAGCGGCAGATGATGTCGGAGATCTTCTGGTGCGGGTTGCCGCCGTAACTGCCCTCGGTACGGAACACGTTCTGGTCCCAGAGCTCAGGCGCAGCATCCAACTGCTGGATCAATGGGGCCACCACCACATTGCGGTGCAGGATGCGGATAGGGCGCTGAATCTTGGTGACGCTGACTTTGAGTCTGGCGTTCATGCACATGCCTCGATGAGTCGTTTGCGGAAGTCCCGTACACGGACGGGGTCTATCCGGACTTTATCGAAGCAAGGCTCGACGTGCATCTCGCAGAGCTGCGCATGGCGGTGCTCGTCGAAGTTCCGCTGCACCAGGTGCTCATAGATCGGCCGCGCCGTGACCGCGTTGAACAGGTCCTCATACTGCACGTGCATGCCCTCGAGGCGCTCGAGCGCGCCGCGCCAGAGCGAGCCCAGCGGGGTCAGACCCAGCGTGACCAGCGAGCGGTTCACGTCGTCCAAGTCACGGTGCACGATCACCTTGCGGGCTGGATGCGTGTTGACGAACGCCGGCAGGAGACCTAAGGCCGTGCAGGAGATGCCGAGCATGCGCCCGACGTGGATCTGGTCCAAGAGCTCGGGACGGTGTTCGAAGACGGGGTCGTGCAGGCAGAGCGAATGCTCGGTCGTGAGCCAATTGGCCGCCCAGGTGCTTGCGGAGCGAGGCGCACTCAAGACCATGAACTTGACCAAGGAGGTCTCCACATCACGCTGATGGGCAGCGCGGACGGGAGGAGCTTACGGGCGCGGGCTAGTTCGAGGGAATGCCAGTGGCGGGCTTGTCGAACCCCCGATTGAGGACTTCGGCGGCCATCGATTCACGCGCGACCTGCAGCGTGACCGGCGTCTCAAGTAGCTCCCATACCTGGCCCAGCACCAGCGGCGACCACATGGCACCCGCCTGTTCCTTCAGGAATACGACTTCCTCAGCGGACAGGTCGATGTAGTGATTGGCCTGGGCGATGCGCTTGGCCAGCGCATAGGCCGTGAGCTTATCGACCGCCGACGGCAGTTTGCCGCGATCGACGAAAAGCGCGGTGCGTACCAAAGCGGTTCGCAGCGTGTAGCCGGCAACGTCCTGGGCATCCGTGATCTGGACGCCAGCCAGGTCTTTCAAGGCGAGGGTGAGGTCGTATCGCATGGGCGCGATATTACACGCCCCACTTGGCGTTGAGGTAGTTCTCGACGTTGGTGATCTCGGTGTTGGTCAGGATCCGGTTGTACACGATGAGTGCCGCGATCGATCCATTGAGCGGGCTGCTGTTGCTAACATCAGCACCGATCAAATCGGTGTATTCGCCTGAAGTATTGCCTGCCCCGGTCGTCCCTGTCCCGCTGCCGGCGGCCGCACGACCCTGCCGGAAGACGTAGGCGCCCGAGGTCGCGTTGTAGGTGACGTTGGCCTGAAATGGCGTGCCAGACACCCACGCGGTAGAAGATGAACCAATCACTGCAGCGCCTGTCTTTACGAGACCAATTTTTGCCGTCCCCCCGACGGACACCAAATACAGAGATAGCGCCCCGGTATTACCGCCAGTAATCGCTTGCGTGGCCGCGCTTGTATTCGGATTGGCTACGATGAAGAAAGTGCCAGCATTCCCGCTAAACCAAAAGCCCCCAGAGCCGATACTGTTGGTGGCACTCACTGGAGCGGGAATAGCGTAGCGCCCAGCAAGCGTTCCCGGCCATTTCAGAGCAACGAGTCCATTGATTTTGTTGGAATCAATTACCACCCCAGCCCCGTCGCCGCTCGACGCAGCAAATGCCAACCCGCCTATCCAGGGGGTTCGCTCACGCATACGCGAAATTGCGGTGCCCGCAGCGCCTAGGATGTCGTCCGACTCCCACCAGAGCATGAGGTCGGGGATGGTGCCGGGCAGCGCCGGCGAGGCCGCTGCGATCGTGACCGTGGCGTTAGGCGTGCTGCCACTTACCGTCGCCCCGGAGAAGGTCAGGCTGGTCGTGCCGGCCACCGTATGCGTGCCATCGGTGACGCTCAGCGATCCGCCGCCGGTCCCCACTGCGGACGCCAGTTGCAGTTCATAGAGTTGGCCGCCGGCCATGACCTGCAGGTACGGATTGCTCGAGCCGCCGAGCGGATACGCCACCATCACGTCCAGGCCGTTGTAGGTGAAGTTATTGGCCGAGATCCCCACCGTGTCGACGACTTCGGCGATGCGCTGCACGTAGAGCCAATTCTCACCGTCCGAGCCGATCGTATAGCCCGGGTCGGGATCCGCGACCGAGGCCCACATCTCCTGGCCCGGTTCCACGTGCAACCGCCACGTCCCCTCGTCCGTGATGTCGTTGACGTTCTGGATCCGGTCCTCAACGCCTTCCGGCCCGAATTGCTCGAGGTTGCCGGTCAAGTCGATATCGCTGCCGGACACCAGGCCAGAAGAGAAGGTCTGCAGCCCGCTGAAGGTGTTGGGGGCACCGACCAGAGCGTACTGCGGATGGTCGTCGGCCAGCAGGTTCAAGAGATTGCTGTGGTTCAACTGATGGTCGTTGACCGCGATGCTGCCGCTCATGAGCGTGATGCCGTTGCCGGCGATCGCCCACCGCAGGCCACCGGCGCCGCCATTCGCGAGCGGATCCCACATGATCAGCGCATCGTTCCCAGGATTGCTCAACCCCAGCCCCGTGGCGAGCGGCTCCGCCGACCAATAGCCGTTGACGAACGTGATCACATCGCCATTGACGGGAGCGGCGAAGGTACCGGGGTCGGTATCGGCGATCTGCGCGAAGGTTAGGAAGCCGAAATGTGCAGTCGTCGGCGATTCGGCAATGAGCACCTGGCCTGCCTGGAGGCCGGCGACGGTGTGATCAGGCCCTAAGCCGGTCTGGTCCGCGAGCTCGTGGACGGCGACGCCGACCGGCGTCGTGCTCGAGGTCTGATTGGCGAGCAGGTTGACCGCGCCGATGACTTGCTGCAGCGACTGGACGAGCTGGTTGCCTTTGACCTTGTCCCAGGCGTCGCCGAACTGGATGTCGAGGTTGCCGACCTTCTTGCCTGGCATGGGCTACCGCTTCGCGTAGGGCGTCGCCAAGCCCTGCCAAATTCCCATCCTGAAACTCGAACCCAAGGAGGGCGCGCCGCCCGGGCCCGTGTAGTTGTCCAATTGGATGACCACCTGGCTGCCGTGCGCGTCGATGTCGATCTGCCCCGTGGTTTCGGTGAACAGCACCGGGCCCTCCTGGACGTAGGTCTGATCCTGCGGCCGGTCCTTGGTCAGGAGCGTCAGGTTCATGGAGCCGGTCATGTAGGCCCAGTCCGGCAGCATCGAGCGAATCAGCAAATGACTGTCCGAGCCGCCGATGGCGAAGCGCGCATCCGACCCGCCCATGGTGTACTCGCTTTTGGCGCCGCCGACCGTGATGTCTAAGGACTTCATGAAGAAGCCGATCGCTTGCGTGCCAAACGCTTCGACCGCATCGATGCCGACCTCGTGCTGGTAGAGATACCCAGCATTCACCCCGTAGGGATAGCCGTTCATGGCCGGCGCGCGTCCCGCCGCGCAGGTGCGCTGCCAGTACCCGTAGAACCAGGTGCCGTCTTCCCAGTTGAAGGTCACATAGCGGTCATTGCCGATGAAGAGCGCGGTACCCGCCGCGATGGGGCTCACCAGCGGCAAGTTCCAGGTGGCGTTCGTCTGACCATTGGTCAAAAGCACCGGCCGCGACTCCTGGTCCGAGAACTGCAGTTCGTAGTACCCCGTGCGCCCGGTCCACGCCGTGGTGAGGCTGCCGGAGGTCGCCCACTGCTGGAGGATGCCGTTGAAGGTCACGGTAAAGGCGCCGTCGATCGACTGGTAGAGCCAGGTGATCTCGGTCTTGGGTTCGTAGGTGTAGCAGACGACGCCTTCGGACTGTGCACGGTTCAAAGCCGTATGGAAGCCGGTGCTGTCGACGTAACTGGGGTCGAACACCGTCTCCCAGACATCGCAGGCTTGCAGATTCAGCGTGCCTGAGTAGTTGTAGAAATTGTCGAAGCCCCAGAAGTAGGCGACGCCGTCGACGTCGACTGCAGCGTTCGGCCCCACGATGGTCACGCCACCCGCGGGGATGAAGTCGTACTCGTCCGGCTCACCCACGAACACCATGCGGTAGAGCGTGGTGTCGGTCCAGATCAGGTTCTGGCCCTTGGTCTTCAGGCCCGTGACGATCCGCGAGCCCGCGGTCAGGAGGTCATCGCCGGCGGTGTTGATGTCGGTCGGTACCCAGTCGGTGATGTCGTCGAACGAGCACCAGCGCACGAGGAGCGGATCGAAGGCCGAGGTCACATCGGTGCAGCCCAAGGCGATGATCACCCGCTGCTGGGCGTCGACAATGACGCGCTGGCACCCGGTCGGCGCCAAGGGGATGATCCCGGCCCGGCTGTTAGGTCCCGTGTTCCGCTGCCACCAGTAGATCTCGCCATCCGACTGCGAGGCGATCAGGTCCTGGCCATAGTTGTCGAGCGACCAAGTGCGCATGCGCGCGAACACTCCAGTACCGATGGCGCGCGCCGTGCCGTAGGTGCCGGCGCCATACAACCCCGTGCCGTAGCCCAAGAGCTGGCCATTCGCCGGCAGGCCCGTGGTGATCTCATAGGCAATCGAGAAATTGCCGCCGCCAGTCGCGCTCGAGACCGCCGGCGACGCCGCGAAGATGGTGTAGGTGTTGGGGTCGATAACCGAGAGCTCATAGCTACCGAGTAGTTGCAGGCCGCCGACCGGGGAGGCACCGATGATGTCGATGAAATCCCCGCTGTTCGCCTGATGTCCTGGGTCCACGATGCTGACGATGTTCGAGTTCGCGAACGTGGTGAGCGCATTGACGACGTTCGAGGTCTTCCTCTGCGGCGTGATGTCGTAGAGCGTCCCCTGGTTGACGACGTAGAGCTTTAAGTTTGTGCCGATGGCAATCCAGTACTGGCCATCGAGCGAGCTCCAATCATGGAGATCTCGAGCGAGACCCGCATAGATAGACGAGGAGAAGCCGGAGGGCGGCGTCGAACTCCCCGTGGTGTTGGGCAGGCCCAGGGTATTTTCGGCCGTGGCCGGCGTGTAGGTGGTCGTATAGAGCGCCAGGCGCGTCAATCGTACCTCGTCGATCGCGCCGGCGAAGGACGTGGTCCAGCCGCCCGCCACCGCCATGCTGCCACCGGCCGGGCCGATGTTGCCCGCGTAGGAGAGCGTTCCGGCCGAGACTCCCCCGATGTAGAGGGTGAAGGTCCCGCCCTGCCGGACCAGCGCGACATCGGTCCAAGTGTTGAGCGCAACCGCGCCGCTGGTGATGTTGCCGTAACTGGATCCGGTCCAGATGAAGGCTTTGACCGTGCCCGCCGCCGTGTACTCGAGGTAGAAGCCGGCGGTGTCACCGTTCGAAGCGTCGAACAGCAGGCCCAGGACCGCCGAGGTCGGGTAGATCCAGAACTCCAAGGTGAAGTCGGTCTGCGACAAGTCCAAGGGCGTGCCCACCGTCACCGGCGTCGAGACTTCCGCGGTAGCCCCGTCCGACTGCAGCGCGCCGTTGCCGAACTTCGGCGTCGCGCTGTCCGAGGTCGCGGTCGAGCTCGCCGTCATCGGCCAGTTGTAGAAGGACGCATCGCTCGGCACCAAGGTCGAGCCGCCGATGTTGGGCGACAGCGGCCCGGCCGGCGCGTAGTTCGAGGTGTAAACCGCGGCCTTCGAGACCCGCACTTCGTCCAAGTTGAAGGGCGCGAAAGTCACGGAGGGCGCGCCACCGAACAGCACTCCCGTGGGCGAGGTCGGGCTATTGGTGCCCCAGTTGGTGGCCGTCGTGCCGAGCGCCGTGCCGTTCAAATAAAAAGTCGCCACCGCGCCGTGGCGCACCAGAGCGAAGGCGTACCAGGTATTGGCCAACAGCGTGGCCACCGTATTCGAGAAGCCGGACCAGCCGCTCACATTGGTCGAGATCTGGATATCGGTGCTGTTCGGCACGGAGATGACGACACCGGGCGACCCGCCGTTCATGTTGCCGTAGTCGACGATGGTGAAGACTGCGCCAAACGCCGGGGCCATGAACCAGCCTTCGATGGTGAAATCCCCGCCCGTGGGTCCGAAGAGATCGAGCGGACCGCCCGCGACAATCGCCGGGGTCGTGAGCTCGGACGAAGTTCCGCCGCCGCCCGGGAAGGAGCCCTCGCCGGCGCCGAACTTCGGGTTCGAGGTCGAGACCACCGCGGTCGTCGGCGTCATGGTGTAGTTGTTCACCGAGGAATCGATGAACTCCAAAATGTTGGGCTGCGTCGCCGGCGAGGTCAGGGGACCGCTCGGCGTGTAGTTCGCGGTATAGAGCGCGACGCCCTTCGTAATACGCAAGTCATCGAATTTGTTGCCGGCCAGTGTATTCGTCCACAGGCCGTGGCCGAGTTTCATGGTACCCCCGCCCCAGAGCAGCGGACTCGATGTCGGGGCGCCCAACGCACTCCCGACGCCATTGACGAACATGTAGAACCGATTGCCCTGCCGGCAAAAGGCGATCGCATTCCAGGCATTGGCGATCAGGGAACCACCAGGTGAGGACCCGCTGATCAATCCGGTGGGGACTACTTGGAGCTGGAAGTCCAACTGGCTGCTGTCTGGGCTGCCCGTCTGATAGAGCATGATTCCGCCATCCAAATACGACGGGCCCATGCCGATCTCGAAGATCTCGCAGTTGACACTGCTGACACTGGTCGGCCAGTACCAAAATTCGATGGTGAAATCGCCCGAGGTCAGATCAAGTGGTCCGGAAGCCGGGCATGGCACCGAGATGCTGTCGGTCGCCAGAGGGGTTATGAGCGCGCCCGTGCCGAATTCGGGGCTCGAGGTCGTCACCTGCGCCGTGCCATTCGCCGTCACCGTGAGATTGTTGGGCCCTGAATCCGGGAAGCTCGTCGAGCCGTTGGTGCCATCCATGTGCAGCAAGATCGCCACCGGCCAGGTGAGGGTCACCGGGTCCATGTGCAAGAGCAGGCTACACGGGATATTGCCGGCGACCGCGTTCAAGTGCAGCAGCAGCGTGGGCGCGCCCGGCACCAGCGTCTGATAGGTCTGCTCGCCCAGTAGCGCCTGGTACTGCCAGCCGCCTTGCTTCTCCGGCAGGAGCTTGTGCCAGCGCACCCAGGTGGAGTCTTTCCACCGGTCCCAGTTCATGTAGTTGATGCGCGTGCGCGCGCCGCGTCCGGTCGTGTTGGAGAGCACCCCGGGCCCCAGTGGGATGCTCACGTACTGCGCTTTGCGCTGGCCTGCCACTAGGCGGGTCTCCAGACGCCGTGCTCGAGGTAGCCGTGATAGACCTCGAGCGGTTTGCCATCCCGGCTGGTGTACACCGCGATCGAGGGGCTCACCGTGATGGTGCCGTCCTCGTGCTCGACGACCTTGTGGCCGCCGAGATTGCCCGCGTGGTCATTCGGCGTGATGGCAATCCAGCACTCGTCCTCGATCGAGTAGCCATAGTCGCCCGGCGACCAGAGGTGCCAGTCGAAGCCCGGGACGCGGCGTCCTATCAACTGACCACTCCCTTGACGTTGGGCGATCCAGATCCAGAGATGAAGGTCGCACTGCCGCCCGAGAGCTCGATGGCCTTGCCGGCGGCGCCCGCCGCGCCACCCGGCATCTGGTAGGTGAACGTCGTGTCGTTGGCACCCGCCGTGCCAGCCGCTCCCCAGTCGCCGCCCGCACCGCCGTTCTGCGCATGCGCGCCGCTGCCGGAGACCGCTTGAACACCCGCGGCGCCGAACGTCCCATTGACACCCGAGGTCGAATCGCCGCCGGCCGTCGCCACCGCGGCGCCGACCTGGGGGTCACCCACCAGGCCCGGCTCACCGCCGAACGCGCCGCCGGATCCCGCACCGCCGCCGCCGGCGTTGGCGACACCCAGCACCGCCTGGCCATTGGAGACCCCGCCCCCGCCGCCGCCGCCGCCGCCACCCCAGATATGGCCGTTGCCGTTCGTGATGTTGAAGGTCGACCCGGATCCCGGTCCCTTGATGGCCTGGCCGCCGGGCTGGCCGGCGAGCGCACTGATGTAGGTGACGCCACTCCCGGGAAAGCCCGTGCCGCCACCGCGACCGCCGCGTCCACCCGTGCCCAGGATGTAGCCCAGGTTAGTGAGATTGATGGTGCAGCCACTGATGAGGCCGGAGAGGTCCATCGCCGGTGTGCCCGAGCTCGAACTCTCGACGACCACCCCGGCCGCTACCAGGATGTTGATGGTCGCGGGGCTTCCCAAGGTCCCGATGATCGCCTTCAAGTTCCAGTCGACGCTGTTGCTCGAGATGGTGATGGGCAGCGTCGTGCCGGCGCCCGAGTTCAAGTTCGGGCCCTGGATTGCGGTCCAGCGGTTGAGCGCGAAGTTGTAGCGCAAGAGGAAGCGATCGATCGCGCCAGCCGCGGTGCCGAGGGTAGGGGCCAAGCCATTCGCGAACAGGAAGATGCTGTTCCAGGTCAGCGTGCGCCCGCCCGTGCCGTCCTGGACCACGAGGAGGTCGATCTCCGAGCCGTCGCGCGGGTTGATCGGCGCTGCCATGGTGCGGTTGCCGGTCAGGGTCAGGATCTGACTGTTGCCGGCGTTGGCATCGATCGTCGTGGTCGGGCCTTCCGTCACCGTCTGATAGGGCCAGGCGGTGGGGATCGTCACCGAGTTCTGGACGATGGTGTTGGCGGCGATCTCGGCCGCAGTGCGCGACTGGCGCACCCAGTTGGCCGCCGGCGTGCCGCCCAAGGACGTGGCAGAGGAGGCGTTGGCGACCACCGGCCAGCAGTTGGTGCCATCGCACCAGATGAGGCGGATCTCGCCATTGGCGACCGTCGTGGTGCTGGTGCTGCCCGAGTACGTGAAGGTGAGTGTCTGCCCCGTCTGGTTATTGATCAGGTACATCTTGCCCGGGATGCTCGACGGGACGGTCACCGTCACCGCGGAGCCAGGCGTGCCGGTCATCAATAGCGAGAAGAACCTCGAGACGCTCGCGGTGCCAGCGGTGAGGGCGGGCAGCGAGTAGGAGGTCGCCGAGGCGATGTTGACGACCGTCCAGCCGCAGATGGCCGGGTCTAAGAGATTGATGGCGTCGGAGTTGAGGGTCGCGCCCCAGGTGTTGTTATAGGCGCCCGTCGCGATCAGGCGAACCTGATTGAACGTCGAGAATGAGTCTGCCACGCGAGCTCCTTATCCGGCCGCGGCTGCCTGCTGTGGTGGCGGCCCCGGTATCGACGCGATAGGTGCCAAGGGTGCGTACACCCCTGATCTCGCTGCGATCATCACTTCGCCGCGGGCATTAGGTAGAAGTTCTTCATAGTATTTCGTTTTCATGTCGGCATAGCGGTCATCGGCTTTGAGCCACTGCTCGGCCTCCATGAGGCAGGCGACGAAGAGCAGCTGGCCCTCGTTATCGCCAATCCAGGTGTTCTGCGCGACGACGATCGATGGCGGCCGCTGCACATAGCGGCGCTTGATGGCCGTCGCGTTGGCATCGGCCGCGGGCCCGAAGATCCAGGTCGACTGGCCCTGGTCCGCGTAGTAATACGGCCGCCCCGCCGCCGCGGCGAGATAGCCCTGCATGAAGTCCCACGAGCGCTTGACCATGAGCTTGGTCGCGCCGTTGTAGACCACCCACAAGTTGCGCTCGACCACGAACTGACTCGAGATGACCGCGTTCGCCGTCACGGCATTGGCCATCGGCAAGGTCCAGATCGCCGTGGTCTGTCCATTGGTCAGCGTCACCGACTGGATCTCATTATCGGAGAAGGTGACGACATATGGCCCGGTCGTGCCGGTCCAGGCGCTCGCCAGCGTCGCCGAGGTCGCATTCGGATTGATCGCCGCGTTGAAGACGAGCGGCTGGCTGCCGAGCGGCTTAAGGAGCGAGGTCGCCGCCGGGGCGATCGCCACCTGGTCATTCACATCGAAGATATCGAGGTCCAAGTCCACGACCACCCGCAGTTCGCCCAAGTAGATCAGACGATTGATGCTGGCGAGATACGCAGCGCTTGCCTTCAAGGGCCAGACCTGCAGGGCCGAGTACAACTGCTGGTAGCTAAATCCGAGCATTCGGCACCTCGTTATCGACTTCGTTGGAGGGCCCGGAGAGCGCGCTGCCGGCTTGGGCGATCAGGTAGTAGGCGGCCGAATCGATGTCATCGACGGGGTCGTCCGTGATGATGTCGATAAACTGAAAAAGACTGCCGGCCAAGGTCTCATAGAGCGCCCAGCCGTTGTTATTGGCGTTTTTGTAGAGAAAGAAGTTCGATATACCGCCCGTTGCGCAGGTCCAGGTGAGGAGAATCTGGCTGCCGAGTTGGTTGAGGGTCCCCTTGAGCACCGGCGCGGCCACCGGCGGGCTCAAGGTGATCTCGACCGTGTTCGACACCGCGCTACCCATTCTGGGCGTTCTCGTTGATGTCGTAGCCGCGGATGTAGTACCAGACGGTGTTCGCCGGCGGACTCGAGTCGGTGTAAGTCAGGGTCTCGATGGCGAGCGCGCCGAACTCGTCCGCCGTGTTGGGGAGCGACACCAGCATGGTGAAGTTCACGCCATCGATGGAGCGCCAGACCTCATACGCGGCAGACAGGTACGGTCCAAAGCCGCCGACGCGGTCTTCCCCGACAGGCGGACCACCGATACTGCTCCACGTGAGGACGACCGATCCGCCAGAGATGACGGCGGTAAGGAAAGGCGGTAGCACCGCGTAGGTATCGACCGCGGGCTTCCACAGCGCGACCGGATCCGACACGACGGCCAGGCGCTCTTGAGGCTGCGGGGGATCGTAACAGCCGGGACAGACGCGAATATTCGGGTAGTAGCCATCGAGGACGAGCTCGCGGAGGTAGTACCGCAGGCCGCATCGCTGGCAGAGCCCCCAGGCAAGTCGTCCCTTCGCGTATGCCGGCAAGTCCTCACCTTACTTCTGGCCGATGCCAGGGTAGCGCGCGTGCACCTTGCGCTTGATCACTTCCTGCTCGGCAGGGCTCGCGTAGTGCGCCATCGAGAGCGCGGCGCGCGCATGGTTCTCGTCATGAATCGGATACCGGCGTCCCGGGAGGGCGAACTCGCCCCCCGGGATCTCGTCCCGCCGTTCCGTGGTGAGCTTGCTCACGGCAGCAAGACCGCCCGCTGCTCGGGCGTGAGCTTAAGCGCATCCGCACGAGCGGCGTTCATGCCCCAGTTGGCTACCTGGGCCGCCGTCACCCCGGTTGCGGTCAGTTGCGTGGTCGTGAGACCCAGCGCGGCCGCCTGCAGGGCCGAGAGCTTCAGTCCCTTCAACTGCTCGACCGACATGCCCGTGCCATGCGCGTGCGCGACCGCAGCCCCGGCCGCAGGAACACTCGGCGGCGTCGGCTTCTTGGCTGAGGCCGGGAAGCGCAGGTTCGCGATCGGCGCGGGAGGCGTCGGCTTCGGCTTCGCAGCGGGAGCGACTCCAGGGCCGATGCGCGCGGCCTCGATCGGCAGGCCCGCCAAGATCAAGCGCTTGACCTCAGCCAGGTTCCAGGTGGCGTCCGGCGCCGGGTAGCTCGCACTCACCGCGACGTCCTTCTGGGCGACGTAGTCATAGATCTGCTCGGCGTCCGGGTTGTAGCCAAAGCGCGGTTTCGGATTGATCAGGTTCATCTCAATGTCCTCCAGTGGTTACCAGCGACCGCGTTTCGGCCGCGACATAGTCAAGCGTACATCGCCCCAGTCACGGTTGGCGTCCAAGGCCATCGCGAGCTGCCCGCCGATGTTGCGCGGATTCGGGTCATCCCCCCGATAATACTTTTGCAATACTTCAAAACGGCCCGCGTTGAATTTCATGGCGAGCTTGGCCGCGAGGCCCGCGTGCATCGCCTCCTGCATCTCGGGGCGCGTCTGCAACTGCAGCGACAGGTCCGAGTCCCCGGGCAGCGCCGTGTTGACCATGCCCCAGTAGAAGATCGCATCGGTGCTGTTCTCGGGGCTGCGCCACACCGTCATGACCACCTGGTTGTATTGCCGGTCAATCAGATACCGATCCGGCCGGCCCTGCTGCGTCTTGTCGGGAATCTCGAGCCACTCCTGCCGCGACATCGGATTGATCGGCGTATCGCGGTTGTCGCGCCGCAAGATCGCATCCGATACGGTGATGAGGCCCGCCGGCAGGATGATCTGCGGCGTGTTGACGACGGTCGTGAAGTTGTACTCGAGGAACTGATAGGTCCGGATGCCTAAGGTCAGCCACTCGGAGTTCAGCATCAACGCGAGCGAACGGAAGGCCGACTCGATGTGATCGTTGCCGAGGGTCTTGGCCGACACGCCGGCGCGCTCAAAGCACTCCGAGAAGACTGAGGCTAGGTCCGGAGAGAGGTACCCAATGTTGGTGCCGATGGCCACCGCGGGTTAGCCACGCGCCAGGCCCTGAATGACCTCGAGGAACGCGGTGCCTCCGGTCAGGGCGGTAACGTGCAAGCGCACGGCCATGCATGGCTCGGTGATCACCCCATTGGCCCGGCCGGTCTGACTGGTCAAGCCGGCGGCCAGCGCGAAGACGCGGCAGAGCACGGCCTGCGTGTAGGCGGTGCCCACCGTGGCCCCTGTGTTGGCGACCGTGTAGGTGAACGTCGTGAGGCCGGTCACCGTGATGATCTGGCTGCCGTCCAAGTTCGGGTCGCCCGAGTTATAGATGACCGCCGAGTCGCCGGTCACCAGGCCGTGCGGGTTCGCCATCGTCACCGTCGCGGTCGTGGTCGAGCGCGTGAGGGAGACGACGTTGTTGCCCTTGATGTAGTTCGGGTTGTCGGGCGTCGCCTCGATGGAGTAGGTGATCGCGTTCGCGTCCTCACTCACCGAGCCGTACAGGCCCACGTTGAAGAAGTACGCGAGATAGTCGAGCGGGATCCACGGGGTTACCCCGATGGCCGCCAAAGACACTCTGATCGGTGATCGCATCGACTATCTCCTCACTGCGCCCGGCGGCGGCGTCCCGATCTCCATACGTGGCACCCCGGGACTTACCGTCCCCGGTCCGGTCGCCCCTTGCATCGGCATGGGCGCAGGCATCGGCCGAGGCCCTGCGATGATCGGCCGCGTGGCCGTCGCGGGTCCGGTCGGCGCGCCCGGCAGTCCTGGCGGCGCTGCCGGCGGCATCGAGGCCCCCAGTCGCGGCTCAGGGCGCGGCAGCATGGGCTGCCTGGGCTGGAAGCCGCCCACCGCCGCGGGGACCGGCGCCTGCGTCTGCGAAGGCAGGGGCGGCCGTCCCATGATGGGGCGTTGCATCATGTCCCGGTTGCTGCGACTGGGCATGACTCTTAGACCGGTGTGACGCCGAAAGAGCCCACCTGCGTGGTGTTGTCCATGACCTTGAACTCACCGCAGATGTATTTCGCCCCGTTGAGCGCTGCGTTGGTCGTGTAGGTCCCGCGCACATCCCCAGTACTCGTGGTCGCCGGCAGCGTGATGTCCGCTGCCACGAAGGTACCCGGGTCGGCCGCGTCCGCCACCAGCGCGCCCATCCAATCGCCTGACTGCACCCGGAAGGGCAGGCCCAGTGCGCTGCCGGTGCCGAAGGTCGCGAGCGTGATCGCCGCACTCGACTGAATCGAGGTGATGCTGGCGAATGCCTTCTTGCCGGTGAACGCGGTGCCGGTCTGCACTTCGGTCTGCACCTGGCCGTAATAGTCGGTGCCGATGACCGTGATGGTGGAGGACGTCGTCCAGGCGCCCACCACATTGCGGGGCACATCGGGCACGGTCGCCGCGAGTACCGCAAAGCCGCCCAAGCCGATCGAGGCGGAGACCGAGTAGAAGTTCGACACCGCGAGCTGGGGCGGCACCCCAGCCACCGTGACGTTCGCCGTGACGGCGTTGACCAGCGCGGCCTGCGTCGTGTAGGTGGGGTTCAAGCCGCCGCTCGAGACGCCGTAGCCGCCACCGATGGGTGAGGGCGTCGCGGGGTAGAACTTGACCGCCGTGCTGCCGTTGGTGAAGAGGCCGGTCAGGACCTCGCCGTCGGAGAACGTGATCGGAAAGAGATTCGTGGGGCCAGCCCAGTTGCCGGTCAGCGTGCCACTGGTCGCACCGGCGGCAAGGCCCGCGGTGAAGGCTGCCGCGAAGGACGTGCCGGCCGGACGCCACCGATAGGTGAGATGGACTTCGCTACCCGGCTTGTCTGCCTGGTAGGGACCGAAGGTGGCGCGCCCGTTGAAGGTCTGGTTCGCCCGGGAGATCAATTGACGTGACATGGAAAGCTCCTGATAGCAGCCGTCGTCGGCATCGTGGTCAGTCTTGGCCCGGCCTGCTTCTGCGGCTCAGCCGGGCACTCGTCGCTGGTTTAGCCTAGTTGCCGGACGCTGCCGCTCCGCGAGGATTGGTCCATCCCTGGCTGTAGCGTTCGGAGATCTTGTAGCGCAGGTTCCCGGTCTCGAAGTCGCCCTCAAGGCCCTTCTTGAGCGCGCGGCGCTTGAAGGCTCGCAGACCGTCGGGCACGTCCGTGATCAGGTACCACTGGGTCGGACTCGACAGATACCGGTTGACGCTGAAGCCGTCGCGGATGGTGCCCAGTTTGAACAGGGCATTGATGTTGTTGTCCCCCGTGTCCGGCTGGTAGGGCGTCATCAGGAGCCGGGCTGCCACGAACTGGAGCTCGGTCGGGATGACCAGTTTCTTGATCATCGCCCGCACGGGGATCGACCGCTCGTCGGTCCACTCGGCGATCTGGATGCTGATCTGCTCGAGCGCGGCCTCGGAGAGCTGCGCCGAGGTCGCCAGCATGTTCGAGAGCACCCCTCCACCGCCGAGCGGATGAGCCGTGCTGAACAGCGGCACACCGTCACCGCCAGGATTCGTCGACGCGAACCCGTAGTTCAGGATGTTGGTGCGGTTGAGCTCCTTCGAGTACTTCATCGACCGGCCCATGGAGCGCGCGATCTGGCTGCCCATGGTCAGGTACAGGTTGTCCTCGACGGCCTCTTCCGTGATGGCGACCGCCTTGACGATCGTGGCGTGCTGGTAGCGCGACACGAAGGTCTCGAACATGTCGTCGTACTCGATGGCCGAACCTTCGGGCTTGGTCTGCCCCGGCCCGGTACCCGCCATCATGACGTCCTCTTCGTACGCCTTTTCCGAGGGACTCTCGGTAAAGATGTCCGGCCAGAGGTCCGGATACTCGGTGTAGGCCAGGCCCACCACGGCGTTCAGCCCCAGTTGGAGCTGCTTGCGTTCGTCTGCTCTCAAAATTGTCATTGTCAGATGCTCCTAATAGTTCGCTGAGACGAGCGCGGGGTTAGTAGACGACGCCGGCGCCGGCGACCGCGTTCTTGTAGTGCAAGAAGATGCTCACCAGGGCCCGGGCGTACTGCCCGTAGTTGTTGTTGGTGAGAAGTCTCAGCGACTGCACTTGGAGCTGCTGGTTGGTGGCGGAGGCCGACAGCGTGGTCTGGTCGACCATGTCGCCGCTCTGCCCGGTTTGGGACGATCCGGCCCCGACCACGACGTTCGCCGTGTTGCCGATGTTGGTGTTGGCGAGGCCCGCCGCACCCGACACCTGGGCGTCGAACAGAAGATCCGGGTCATCGAACACGGACGCCTCGACGGTTGATCCCGTCTGGATGGTCGTGCCCGACAGCCACTTGCGCTGGAACTGCGTGTTGCCCTGCGGATCCACGTAGTTGCAGCCGGCGAAGGAGCCGATCGACGGGTTCGCGCCCGCCGCGACCACATCGATGTTGGTACCGGTACCGGTCGGCTTCACCAGGCTGCCGCGGTAGATGTTGGAGGCCAAGGCGCCGGCAATGTTGTAGTCGGCACCGCTGTTCACACGGACCGGTGTGCCGCCCATGGCGTGCTTGACGGCCGTGAAACCCGACGGGTTGTTGATGTTTGCTGGAGTGGTCATAGCTTGACGGTCCTCAAGGAGTGAATGGGATCAGGTGTCGGCGTCCTGTTTGGGCGCCCGGCGGGCGCGCATCGTGACGTTCTCCTCGCTGATTTCATTACGATCCTCGACCAGCGGCATCTTCGAGTTCGCCTCGGCGAGTCCTGGACGTGGCTTGCGCACTGCGCGCGTCGCCGCATCCCGTCGCCGGTTGTAGTAAGCATCCCGTTGCGCCTTCATGTGGTCAGGCATTTTCATCAGGATGGTGGTTTCGTCCCCCACGACCTCGCCATGCTTGGCCAGGCGCCCGGTGAAGGTCTCGGTGGGGATGTCCTCCTCCTCGAGCTCGCCCGGTTTGACGAATTGCCAGCCTTCACGGATGGAGGCGAGCAAGTTCACATCATCGCCGTGCCGGCGCCGGTGGCGCGCGATCCAGCAGAGCGAATACCCGGGAGGGTCGGGGAAGGACGGCAGGGCGTAGGCGCGCTGCCAATTCTGCTTGGGGCCGCGATCGACGACATGGACACCCGAGGCGTCCTGGGCGCGGTCGGTGCCGGCCGTGCGATCGACGGCGTGGATCCCATCATTGCCCTTGGCCCGGGCGGCCCGGCGCTGCTTGGCGATCGCGGCACCGGTGGCCTTTTGCGTCCGCTGCTCTTTGAGCTCCGCGGCGCCGATCGACTTCGCCGGCACCTTGGCCTTGATCTGTGCTGCACTGGCGATATCGTCGCCACCAATGTCGATGGTGCTCATGATGCGGCCTCCAGTGCGGCAGCTTCTTTCATGAACTGCACCACGTCCTTATCGTTGTCGGGGTCGAGACGGCATGCCTTCATGGTCTCGATCTCCTGCTTGGTGAGCGTGCGGCTGGTCCGGCTGCGATCGCGGGCGCTCGCGGCGCCACGGTCGGCCAGATTCGCAGCGGCAGCGCGGCGTTGCTGGCGGGTCTCGCCGTCGCCTTCGCCCTCACCGCGGCGGACATCGTCATCCGGATCATCGTCGTCTTCCGGATCGCCGCCCTTGCGCCCGGCACGCACCTCGAGCTTGGGGAACTTGGCCTTCAACTGCTTGGCCACTTCCTTGAAGGTCTCATCGTCCTTCGGGTCAAAGCCTTCCTTGTTGACCAGGTTGACGTAGATCGTATTGGCC